GACGCAGAATTTAGTAGATAATTACTAAATTCATCAGATAAATATAGGATACGAAAGAGTTGATATAGAAAACGTTAGTGATAATATAGTTATGATTAAAACGGTGATTTTACATCATGGTTTTTGATAAATATCTGAATATCAGCTATATATATCTAATGTGTTGATGTATAAGCACTTATCTTCGTGCTAAAATTTTACGTTTGACACGTTAAATAGGACATGTGTAATGTAATGTTGCAAAACAGTTGCAAAAAAATATGGTAATATGGCAACATTTAAAGTGGTAGTTTCAAAGAAACGTTCTGATGGTTATTATCCAGTTTACATTAGAATACTGCATAACCGTCAAAAGTTGGTAGTTAAGACCGATAAGTTTGTAACAGACAAAGGATTGGTTAAGGGCACGAAAGAGGTGAAGGACTCATTCGTGCTCGCAGCCTGTATGAGCCAAATAAATGGCTGGGTTGACAAATTGAACAGACTTGATATAACTGACTGGTCTGTTTATAAGGTTAGAGATTACCTTTTGACTTCTGCACAGGATATTTGTTTTTCTGAATTTGCTCGTTCTTATCTTCAATCACTTTCTTTGCAGCCTTCATCACGCCAAATTTATGAAAGTGCTTTGAAACATTTGGAAAACTTTGCTGGTACTGATAAGGTAATGTTTTCGCACTTAACTGTACGTTTTCTGACAGCATGGATGAAAACCATGGAGAATAAGCCTAGTAGCAGAAATTATTATCCTTCTTTGGTTAAGCGTATTTATTTGGAAGGTATCAAGAAATTTAATGATGAGGAGGCAGGTCTTATGCCAATAAAATTCAATCCTTGGAATAAGATAAAGATAGAGAAGAAAGCAGGTCCACACAAGCGTGCCATCACACTGGAGGAGTGTAGAAAGTTTTTTGCCGTTACTCCAGAATATCCACGGCAGCAGTTGGCTCTGGATGTTTGCAAGATGATATTGTGCTTAGCTGGCATCAATGTAGCTGACCTCATGAAAATGAAAAAGGTGGACTATTATGATGGAATCTTGCACTATGAGAGAAAGAAAACAAGTACGCGTCGTTATGATAAAGCGTATATAGAAATGAGAGTGCCGGATATGCTTTTACCAACCTTGGAGAAATATTTTTCTGAGGAAAGTGACCCTTATCTATTTATTTTTCATAAAATGTATTCCACTAATCGTTCTATGGATACGAATTTGATACATTTTATTAAAGCTATCTGTAAGAACTATTTAGGTATGCCTGATGATAATTTTTATACTCCTTATACATTCCGGCACACTTGGGCCACAGTAGCCCAGAATGATATTGGTGCCAACTATGCAGAGATTGGCTTTGCTATGAATCATGCAACAGCTCATAGGATAACAAGCGGATATGTGAAGCCAGATTTCTCTAGGGCTTGGGAACTAAATGAGAAGGTGGTGGAGAAGGTCTTCTTTACCAATGATCCAAGCAGGCGAATGCAGGAACATCATCTGCCTGTATTCGATAAGGTAGAGGAAAACTTTGAGTTGTCTGCTGATGCTTACTTTATGGGTGAGGTTGTGGCTCATGTGGATGGCAAGGGCTATCGGAAGATAGATGAGATAATAGTGCAGCTCATGGCCAGCATAAATGATACTGTTCCTAAGAACTGCACGATACAGATTAAGGTGAAGAATATCACCAAGAACCAGACGAAGTACTTTGAACGAGTCAGGGACATAAAATAGCTATTTTGTGTTAATACAGATTAAAATTGACCCAATATAAGTTAAAATAGAGCGTTTCTGCTCGATAACCAAGTCAAGGGTAGTCTTCTCTAAAGTTGAAGAAAATTTAGAGAGGGCTACCCATTTTTTATAATTAGCCATTATTAACAATTTTGAGATTTTTGATGTTGATAGTGGTTTCTTGTTTCTCAAATTTCTCTTCCAACTGCATGAAAGATTCCTCTACAGATAAGTTTCTGGATTCATCATTATTGAACGATACAGACTGGAGTTTGGGAGCCACGTATGGAAGGAACTTTGCCACCATCGAAAGACGTCCGGCAGGCTCGTCAATCTGCATGAGATCCGTGAAAAGTGAATAGTTCTTCTCATTGATACCATTGATGTAGCCAGTAAGGGCATCACGGAGGCTTTCACGCACACTTTTGGTAACCTTATTAGGTGTGCCAGCCTTACGGCCGCCAGTCTTCTTCCTCTTTGGCTTCGGCTCATTATTATTGTCTTGTTTTACTGCCATATTCTATTGATTTTTAATGCTTACTGATAGTTTTCGGGTGCAAATATAGTAAGAAATTACGAAACTTGGTGTTCAAGTTGCGGAACTTATCACAGATAGGTAAGAAAAACGCATTACTTTTGAACATTAAACATTAAAATTCGAATTTTATGGGATTAATTGGAAGTATTGCTGGTGGACTGACCTCTGCTGTAGGTGGTGCTCTAGCAGCTAAAGCAAGAAACAAGGGATATAATGATTATATCAACATGTTTCAAGACCGTATGCAACAGGTGAAGGATCATCGTGACAACTTGTATTATCAGGATCCTACTCAGTCAGCGGAGAATCAGGTAGCCGTGACCAATGCCCAGAAGGTATTGGATAATGCAACAGCAACCGCAAAGAACACCAATATTGTTAGTGGCGGTTCTGATGAAGCGGTTGCGCTGAGTAAGCAGGCTGCCCAGGAGCAGGTGGGTAATATCATGCAGCAGGCGGCCGTACAAGGTGCTCAGACCAAAGAAAATGTGTGGAATACTGCTGATTCGCAGATAGACCAGATGACTAACTACATCGCCACTGCCAAGAAGGAGAAGGCTCTTTCTACTGCTAAGGGTATCACGGATGCAGCTGGTGGCTTGGCTGGAGCTGCAAGTAAATTGCCAATTTAAGGAAGGAGGTAATTATGGGATTTATATTGGATGATTTAACTCCTAAGCGCCCGGCTACTGCCGTTATTCCTTTTACTGATTTCCCTGATGATAATGCGGTGAAGCCGGAGGTTGCAGTACCAGTTCAGACAACTGATACAGAACCGGGAAAGGGTACAGCCATAGATACGACCGGTATTACTGGGAATGGTGGCAAGGAATCTTTTGCCCAGAAGCCAACCGAGGAAATTACCAAGATGGAGCCTAACCAAGGTATCAAGATAGACTGGAGCAGGCCTTATAGCGAGATAGAGCAGAACCCTATCTTGCAGAAGATGAAGCCTTATGACATTATGAGGGATTACCAGAAGAATGGTGATGGAAACTGGTCTGCCTTCATGCCTTGGCTTTCTTCACTTGGTGATGCCGATAAAACTGTGGCTGCAAATGCAGCTCGGCAAAAGAAGGCAGAGAATCAAGCCAAATGGGAACAATGGGGAAATCTTTTTATGCACTTGGGTAACTTTTTTGGTACAGTTCAAGGTGCTCCATCGCAAAAAATAGAATCTGCACAAGAACTTACTGATCGCCAACGCAAGATAAGAGAGGCTACTGAGGCTCTTCGTGCCAAGGGATATAACCAAATGATGGTGAATATCTGGAAGGACCGTCAAGACAAGCAGGCACAGATGCAGGCAGAGGCTGCTGCAAAGGCAAATGAGAAACTAGCTGAATATCGTGCATCACAGAAGAATCAAACGGATGCTCTCACTCCTGTAAAGGTCGATGAAGTGACTCAATCTGCAAGACAACATTCTACAGCTGCAGACTTGAATGTTTCAAAGAAGGAGACAGAGGATGCTTTGAGAGGCAAGAAGGGAAAATTACTTGATGCTAAAACTAATAATGCCAATGCCGGAGCTGCTGATCATAAAGCTAGCGTTAACGTTAAGGGAGCGCAAGTTAGACATATCAATTCGCAAACAGAGGGACAGAATCAGAGGAATGCCAACCAGAAGGAGGCTGATGATTTCAACACCAGGTATGTGAACGACCCTGTTTTCAAGAAACATGTGAATGAATGGGCTACACACAATGGTATGTCTATCGGTGGTAATGATGGCAGAGGTGGAACTTGGGCTAACGAGAAAAACCGCCAGCAGGCATCCGCTTACGCTAGGGCTAAGATGAAGTTAGACCGGACTCCTCCTTCTCGTAGAGGTAGGGGTGGCAGTAAAGTACCTCCTTCACGTAGAGGTGGCAGTAAGGTTCCACCTTCAAGGAGAAGAAAGTAACTTATTATTAATCAAAAAAAATAAGATAAGGTATGTTTGACGAGCAAGACAGACAATATTTTTATAATGAGTTCAAGAACAATGGCTATGAAGTAGGTAGCTATGATGACTTCAAAAAGGACTTGAACAACAAGGAAGATCGTGACTGGTACTACAATGAGGCCAAGAACATGGGGTATGATGTGGGAACACAGGCAGACTTTGACAAGATGGTGCTGGAGCCAGCTCCATCTACTTCTGGTGGTGGTAAGCAGGTAGATACTTCTGCTACGACTCAGAGTGTAGGGAAGAAGGCTTCTACTGAGACTAAGCCGCAGGTGGCTCAACCAACAAAGAAGCAGGAAACAACAGACAAGGAGCCTGGGCTTATAGCAAAAGTTTTGGGTATGATTCCTACTGGTGTTCAGACGAGCAACGGAACATATCAGCCAGCACCAGCGGTTCCTCAGCCTACAGTGAGAGATGAGGTAATGCCAGTAAATGAAGAAGCAGCTCCTTCACGGGAGCCTAGCCAGTTTGTCCAGATGCTTGCCGAGCAACAGCAAAATCAAACGTTACCACAAACTAAGGTACAGCAGCAAGCTCAGAATGAAGCATTAATGGATGCCAAACTTGCCAACTATATTGAGAACTGGAAGCAGAGACCGGATAAGGAGGGCGATTACTTTGCGAATATGGTTGCCGACTTGTTGGCTGATGGTACTGCCAATAGCAATGAGGAGGCAGTGAATATGGTGATGCCTGCTTTGTACAGATATGCCAACCGTTCTGCCATGGACGTTACCAACCATGTAGTATCTTCTTTGCCTGATGATACGGTGCAGGATGCTGAGCAGAGTATCGATGCGCAATGGTATAGCCATGGTGTGCAGGATAAGTTGAAGCAGGAGGCAGACAGCATGGGTATCAGTTATGATGACTATGTGGCTCATTTCCTGAAGCCAGCTATGGTGCAGAGTCTGGTGAACAAATATGGTCCGAACTACCGTAACATAGCTGAGGGCATCGCTACTCGTCTCTATGCTCACGATGAGCATGTGCAGGATAGACTGATGAACCAGGACATCAATGATGCGCTTTCTAACGTTATTAATAAATATGTGAGTCCATCTGTAGTGGATGAGTACAACAAGGCTCAGGCGGCAGGTAGTAAGGCATTTACGGAGGGAATGGAAGGAAGCAAGTTTATTCCGGCTAATCTCCGACTGGGTACAGCACTTGGTGCTCAGTATGAGGCAAACGAGGCCAAGGATCCTGCAAAGGTGCTTTCTGGTTTGCAGCAGAAGTTTGGCAAACTCTACCGGAATCCGAAGTTCCTGAATGACATGAGCAATGCCGCATTTAAGGTGATGCAACGGTATGGCTTGAATGGCACTCTTAGTGATGATCCTAAGCAGTTCAAGCCAATGATCAATGCTGCCATTAAGAATGAGTTGGACCAGCTGGAGATTAAGGGTATGATGCCTAAGGGTAGTGCTGAGTACATCATGAAGACTGGTTTGGGTAACACTATTGTGGGCAAGATTACTCGCAAGGCTATGCAGACGGACTACCAGAACTGGCTGGAGGATATTGCCAATCAGCAGTATCAGCCGGGCTTCTGGGAGAATGTGGCTAGTGGTGCGTTGACTTTTGCAGGTGATGCCTGGAGTTATTGGCTGCCAGGAGCCGCTGGCGGCAAGTTGACCAAGAGTATGATAGCAAAGGCAGAGGGTAAACTGGCAGGTGACCTGATGGCTAAAGGTATGGAGCGCAAGATGGCAGAGCGAGCTGCCAAGGTGCTTATCGGCAAGAGTAAGGCTGCGGCTTTGAAGAGCGGAGCCGTGCATGGTGCTGTTACCTTTGGTGGTCAGTCTGCAATCTCGAAGCCTATTGATGAGATTTATCGTACTGGCCAGTTTGATGAGAATGGCAAGATTTACAATCCTTCTGTGGGTAAGGTTATCGCTAATACTTTGGGCGAGGTGGCTAAACAGAGTGCCGTAGGTGCCATCATGCAGGGTGGAACCATCGCTAATATGGTAGGTAAAGGAAGAGGCTTGGCTACAAATATTCTTGCTGATGTTGGTGGAAAGGTAGTGGATTCCGGTATCATGACCGGGCAGCAGATACTGGAGCGCATGGCGCATGACCCTAACTTTAAGCCTACAGGCAAGGATGCGGCTGAAACTTTCTTGGAGAGTGGTGCTAATCTTTTGTCTATTGGTTTCCCTGGTTTTGTGGGCAAGTATGCCCGATTCAAGGATGCGAGGGAGTTTAATAAGAAGTTTGACTTCACAGATCAGGATATTGCCGAGTTGAAACGATTCGGTTATGATGGTCTTCGTGATGCCTTCGAGAAGGTGGGCATCGGGGAGTATACCGTGGTTGGCGAAAATGCCCAGCGACTTGATGGACAACTTACCCAGAAGTATATGGACCTGATGAACGACAAGAGTGTTCCGGAGGTGTTGAAGGCTAAGATGATGGCAGTTGTAGAAGGCAAACGACCTTCTTCTTTCTCGCCTGTTATTGATAGCGAGGTATATAGAGGTGACGATGGTAAGTACTATTTGGAAACCTATAATAAGGATGGAGGCGTAATCGACCGCAAGGAGTATTCTTCTCATGATGCTGCACGTAATGATGAGAAGAAACTGGAGTATGAGAAGACTCTTGGTTTGGCTTCTGTACTGGAAGGTGAGTTCCACAATGAGTTTACTCAGGAGCATCTTGAAGGCTTATACAACAAGGCAGCCCAGAAATATAATATGGGTGAGAAATTGACAGATGAGGATAAGGCAGCGGTTTATCTTCATCAGAATGCTGGTGCCATCAAGGAAATCATGGATAAGCAGCAGAAGGGTATTATCCTTACTGATGAGGAGCAGAAGCAGATTAATGCCTATCGTCATTATTATGACAGTGCTTTGGAGAACAGTTCTGTGATGAGGGAGTTTGTCAACACGTTTGAGGATTCCCATGGTGTGGCGCGCGGTACACTTCGTAAGGCTTTGGAGTCGAAAGATAAGAAATATGCACCTTTGGTGGAATCTTATCTTAAGGAGCTTTACAACTCCATCGAACTGAAACGTGAAATGAAGCAGACGATGGATGATCTCTATAATACTTCACATGGTAATGAGCAGAAGAGGATTGAAGGCGAAAACCCGGTATCTCCTGTTGAGGGTTCTGCTGGTGGCCAGGAGCCTCCAGTTTCAGAGGGACCTGCTCCGTACCAAGACCGTACCAAGACCGTACCAACTCCGAGTGATGCAGAGTTTGCAGCAAATCCAGCAAACGTTTCAAACTCTTCTGCTGAGGGTGCAAGTCCTGAGACAAAGGTTGCAGGCTCTGATGCTTTTGTTATGGGACAGAATGCCTATAAGAATGGGGATTCTGAGGCTTTGCAGGCTATCGATTATAATAGTGATTTAGCTACAGGACGTTTGAAGCGTGCTTTTGCTGACAATGAGAAGATGCCTGATATTGTAGCCAATGCCTATAATGAGGGTAGAGATATGGAGCAGTTTGTGGCTCAGCGTGCCAGTCTGACCCCAGCACAGAAAGAGGCTATCAGTAAGTATGTTGAGGCTATGGATGCCAAGAAGGGTGCTATTGATGCTCTGCAGCATGCCGATGATGGCTATGGTGAGGCTTTGAAGGAACAGCTCTGGCCATACCAGACGGAAGACGGAAACATCATGCCAGCTACTCTGGATAGCGGAAAACAGGTATTTCTGAAGAAGGCTAACGAATATGGTGGAGCCTTTGTTGTCGTTCCAGATGAGCAGGGACAGCCTACAATTAAGCAGGTATCTAATGCCGAGATTAAAGAGGTGGGCACTCCTGTTCCTCTTGATGAATACATTGAGAGTTCTTTGGCTCAGCAGAAGAATGCAAGAAATAAGCAGTTTATCAGCCAGTTTGATGGCAGCGGTTTGAAGCCGAATGACCAGGTTACAGTTGCCATGGAGGAGGGTGATGCTAATATCAACATGACCTTTGCCGGATATAGCGAGGACGGAAAGATTGTGCTTACTGATGGTAAAGATTATCTTCCGCTGTCTAAAGAAGAGTTTGCTGCATGGCGCAAGAATGCGCTTGATAACACAATTAATGAGCACTTGGATCGAGAGGATGGTGAGCGTGAAATAGCAGAGTTGAAGCAGGCTGAGGCTGATAAGAAGGAACGATTTGCCAAAGGCATCGTGGGATTGAGCGAGGGACATCCTGATTATTCTTCAAAAGATACAGATACAAAGGTGGCTGCTGATTATTTGCAGGAGCAGTATGGTGAAGACCATGGCAAACTTTTGAATCTGGTTAATGGCAGCCGTGATGACATCAAGACTCAACTTGCCAACAAGAGGAAGGCTGCTGCTGAATATCAGAACTGGCTTGATACAAATGCCGATCTTGACCCGGAAAAGGCTAAGAAGGTGGAGGATGAGTTGAGTCTGGTTAATGAGCAGATTGCTGATCTTGATGCTCGTTTCAAGAACTGGAATACTATCCGCAACAGCGTGATGACTCCTGATGAGGTGAAAGCAATGACGGAGGAGCGCAAGGCTGAGGTGGAGAAGGCTGGTGTTGATGAAACTGCCATCTTGCCATCTGATGATTTCCATGTGCTCGTACTTGATGATAAGGAATTGAAGAAGCAATATCCTACTATGGATGAGGCTACCGACTATATTACCTCTCAGCGCAAGGACATCTATCATACCCAGGAGGATGTGGAACGCAAGATAAATGGTGTGAATGATATGCTGGATCAGTATATCAATGGCGAAACAGAGCTGGACCCTAACCAACTTATGGAATTGAATACTACAAAGGCTCAGCTGGAGGCTCTGCAGACTAATTTGTCTGTTGCAGCAAAGGGTTTGAAGGCACAAGCTAATAAACTCAGCAAACTTTATAAAACAGAAGTTAGCCAGCAGGAAATGGAGGAACTGGGTATGACTCCTTCTGAGCAGCGTAAGGTTCTTGTGTCTGATGCTATCAAGAAGAATGACCTTGGAGCAATAATAAAGATATACAAGGATGCCTCTGTTGATGTTACGGACTTGACTCCTCAGACTCTTGAAGAGGCTGTATCAGAATTTTTGAGTCCTCATAGCTTGAATCCGGAATCTCTTCAATATGAGTTGGGCAAGAGTAATTTTAAGTTTGGTATTGGCAAGGGGTATGATTCTAATAAGTTCAATTATCTTATAGCCAAGAAAGGAACTGGTATGTCGGTTAACGAATTTGCTGTGAAGGTATATAATGACCTTCCTGTAAACTTGCAGGATATGGGATATACCGACCAGGATGTTCGTAATACCCTTCTTGATATGTTCAAGTCTTATGACAGCGTGAAGGAAATGAAAAATGTAGCTCTGATGAACCGCATAGCTGCTGCAGAAGATGAACTTTCAAGCGAGGAAGAGTTTTATGAGGCACAGAAAGAGCGAGAAATTATCGAAAGACAGGCAGAAATTGAGAAATATAAATCGTATATTCACGAAAAAGCGTTATCTTTGCCGTCTGAAAGCGAACTTGATCACATCAATGGACTTGAATTTGACCGTATGATGGAGATTGAGGATCGTGAACGAGAGTACAAACAATATGTCAAATCAATTTTACCAGAATTAGCTGATTATGATGACAGAAGCAATGAAGAAGGATATGGAGGAGGCAGTAGCTTGGGTAGCGACTCTTCACGGAGAGGAGTTGATGAAGGAAATAGCCAAGGCGAAGAAGTTGGTAACGGAGAAGCATCTTCTGAGTCCGAGATTGGAGAAGGCTCTGATAGCGGACGCAAAGGGCGACAAGAGGTTAGCAGCATGGAACCTGGCGAAGGCTCAGCTGTTCGAGGCTCACATCTACCGCAAGAAGCATCCTTCGGAGAACGTTTAAAGAGTGCCATTGCCGAAACTGAGACCGAACCTACTGAGGCTCAGAAGAAGGCAGGAAACTACAAAAAGGGTCATTTGTCCTTTGGTGGCTACGATTATACCGTAGAAACACCAAAGGGCGTGACTCGCAGCGGTAAGGACGAGCAGGGCAGGCCTTGGAGCGTGACCATGCACGATACTTACGGCTATATTCTTGGTAAAATTGGCGTTGATGGTGACCATATTGATATGTTCATCAATGACGCTGCAGACCTTGATACTTTTGATGGTAACGTTTATGTTGTTGACCAGGTGAACCCAGAGACTGGTGAGTTTGACGAGCATAAGGTGATGTATGGCTATCCTTCTGAGGAGGCTGCTACAGAGGCTTATCTTGCCAACTACTCCAAGGGCTGGAAGGGACTTGGTAAGGTTACTTCTGTGCCTAAGGCTACCTTTGACAAGTGGCTGGAGTCTTCTGACCGCAAAACTAAGCCTTTTGCAGACTATGCTATGGTGCAGAAGGAACAGGCAAAATTTGATCGCGATGTGAAGGAGGTGAAGCCATCTGAAATGACGGAGGTACAGAAGGTGGCTTATGATGCCGTATCTACTATGCTTAAGAAGGCTGGCATTCCGGTGAAGGTGGTTAGTAACGAGGATATGGAGAAGGTGGCTGAGGCGCAGGATAATCTGAATCTTGCCATGCTGCTGAATCAGCCTGAAATGAGATTTAAGATTAAGACTCCAGAGGAGAAGCTGGCTGCCGAGAATGCTTATAACTTTGCCAAGGAGTTGCGCCCGGATACGTGGAAGCAGTATGCCGTGGTGGATATGAGCAATCCGATTAAGATGCCGGAATACTTTGAGAAGCAGGAACTGGCTAGAAAGGAGCGTTCTTACTATAATAAACTTATGTGGGGTAACTACAAGGTTTTCAATCTTGATAAGAGTTTTGAGGACAATGTGGCTGGGCTTACTGGCTCATTCCCTTCGGAGTTTGATCCATATAAGATAGATGAACAGACTCGTAAGAAGAATGAGTTGAAAAAGCAGATTAAGGAGACTGAGGATGCTTATAACTCAACTGGGCAGGAACGTAATAATTATCAAATTCAGTTGATGAAGGAGTACATGGATGAGCATGGACTGGATTCTGAAAACGATATTCCTGATGATGTTTGGAATGATTGTAGGAATAAATCCTTTGAAAAATATCAAGATAAACTTGATTCCTTGTTTGCGAAATATAAGGATTTGGATAGACAGTTGAAGGCTGTTGCTGAGCCGGGAGTGCAGTATTTGAAGGGTAAGGGTGTAGTTTATGGCTACACTGATGGCAAGGAGATTGTGCTGAACCAGGAACATCTGAATCCTAATACTCCTATCCATGAGTATCAACATCTTTGGCGTACTGCTGCCAAGGAAATGAATCCGGAACTTATAGAGTATGGTGATAAACTCATCATGCAGACCCAGCTATTTGCCGATTTGAAGCAGGATCCTAACTATAATCATCTGACAGATGAGCAGATTTGCGATGAGGCTTTCGCTCGTTTGACAGGTGAGGACGGAGCTGCTATTCTGGAACAGATGGCTAAGGATGCTATCAAGGAGAATCCGCTTGATACAGCCAAGGAACTGAGTGTTATCAATAAGTTGAAGGAGTGGCTGAAGAAGTTCTGGTATTGGACTCTTGATACATTTACGAAGTGGAAGCCTGAGGACATTAAGAAAATGACCTTGGAGGATATTCGTAACCTTGTGCTAAGGGACTTGGCGAATGGTGTGGACCCACGCAACGTGAAGTCTCGTATGACTAAGGAAGATGCAGTTTCTTTGCGTAAACAAATGGAAGATAATGCTGAACAAGAGCGAATTTTAGAACATACGGAAGAGAACTGGCAGAAAGAATTTGGCAAGGATAGTCGTGTTACGACTCCTATTGGAAGTATCAAACTTGGTGAAAACCAATATAAGAAAGCAGGAAGAAACGACCGAATCAAAAGATTTGGTCTGTTGAAGCCTACCTTGGAGCGTCCTGACGTTATCTTGGAGAAGTCTGCACCAAAAGAAGGTGCGGAACGACAGACTAAATATCTATTTATCAAATCTTTTAAAAAGGCAGATGGAAATAAGATTCTGAACTATGAATCCATAACAGTAAAGCAGGGTGAAGAGGAAGTGGCGATTAGCGCACATCAAATAGATCCTTCGAAAGTTGTGAAAGAATTGACGGAATCAAAAGTGCTATGGAATCGTTTCAGAGGCGATTCTAATTCCTTGGGCGAGAATCAAGGTTCGGCATTAACTCCATCCGCAAATAACCCAAGCGGAAAGGATAGCGTCCTGAATCCTCATAGCGATGCAAAGATAAGAAATAATATCGAAACTGCCAAGGGAAATGGTGGAAATTTATCTGTGGAGGATAAAATAAAGGCTGTATCTCGGCAATTTGGTGTAGATGAGGCAGATGTGGCGATGTATGCCAATGCTATTAAAAAGGGTTCTACTGCTGAGGCTGCACGTGCCAGAGCCAATATCAAACGCCATCTGTTGCAGGCAAATGAAGATAAGATTTCCTCTTTAAAGGAACTTCTTAAGTACACTAAGCCTGTAAATGAAGCCTTGAAGGAGAAATTTGGTGACGTTGATGCCATGATAGAGGAGCGCGTGAAGCAGGTGGAGGCGCAGCGTAACGCCATGGAAGCCGCTAGAAAGAGAGCTGAGGAAGAGGAGGCCAAGCGCCAAAAGCACTTGGAGGAACTTTCTGTGATTCCTGATGATCAACTTGACAAGCAGTATATGGATGCTCTTGCCAATGGTGATGATGCTACTGCCAGGGAAATGCTTGATGAGGCTGCCAGACGCAAGGGCTATGATGATACCGAAAGCGCATATCAAGGTGTAGGTGCGTGGGCTGCACCGGGAAACCCTGGGTATGAAAGTGACAAGGCGAGACGTGACGATTGGGAATCCAGTGGCTCGGATGTGAACCTGGAGGATATTGCCTTGGGCTATGCTCCTCAGCCGGATGATTACTTCTCTCATCCTGAGCGTTATTCGCAGAACACTCCTCATGGATTGGAATCTGTAAAAGCCATCAATACGGCTATTGATGCCATTAAGAATGGTGAGAAAGATGTTAAGGTAAAGGTTTATCGTGCCGTTCCTACTTCTGTGAAGGAAGGTAAGTTGCGTAATGGTGACTGGGTTACTCCTTCAAAGAAGTATGCCGATATTCATGGAAACAACCGACTGGAAGGCAAATATCGTATCATTGAAGATGAAGTGCCAGCTAATCAACTGTGGTGGGACGGTAATGACGCAAACGAGTTTGGCTTTGATGATGGCAAGGAGTATAAATATAAGAATGCCAAGAACAACAGAAAGTTGAACGACCTTGTTACCTATGATGATAAGGGTGACGTTATCCCTCCTTCTAAGCGTTTCAATTCTCGCAAGAGCGATATTCGCTTTATGTTTGGTGGTGAGATGGGTGCTGCAGAGGCTGACAAGGCTGAGGAAAAGACCTATCGCATGGATAACTTAAAGGTGGCAGAGGAGATGGAGCGAGGCAAGAAGGATGCCAAGGCTATCAAACTGGCTACCGGATGGGAGCGTGGTGCCGATGGTAGATGGAGATACGAAATGCCAGATGCTAAGATCAAGGATATGAAGGATATTGGCGGTGGTAATATTGTTAAGCGTTTTGATGACGATATGCTTTGGAATGATGGTAAACTTACTGATGTCATTGATGCGCCTGGACTCTTTGAGGCTTATCCTCAGTTGAAGGATGTGCGTATTGATACGGATGCCATTATGAACGATATGCCTTCAAATGGTGTATATAATGCAAAGACCAACACCATTACCATTCATGCTGATGACCTGAAATATATGAATAGTATTTTGAATCACGAAATTCAGCATGCTATCCAGTATATAGAGGGCTTTGCCAAAGGTGGATCACCAGAACAAATGGAAAAAGAATTTAAGGCAGCGCAAGACGAGTGGAAGGCACGTGCTTATGCTCATGAATTGGAAGAAAAGGCCAAGGAAATGGGAGGTGAGTATAATCAATCGGAGGTAGAAAAAGCCCTTGTTGAGGAATATAAGGATTTAGATATGTCTGATGAACTTCCTGATAAAGAGACACGTATTAAGGGTTTCAATTACTTTGCACGTGGCTATGCTGATAGAAGTATGGATGATGCCATCAAACGTTTCCGTCTGAATGAAAGTACACGTTCTGACTTTGATTCTTACAAAGAATACCTAAAGTTGGCTGGTGAGGTAGAATCGAGAAATGTGGAGAAGCGCTTGGGCATGACTGATGAGGAGCGCAGAAACTCCTTGGCATCAGAAACTGAGGACGTGAACCGTGACGAGCAGATCGTAATGAATGGTAATGATGCTAGCTATAGCATTGTGAAAGACCCTGAGACCATCAAGAAGCTGGATAAGGAAGACACGGTGAAGGTTTATCGTGCCATGCAGGTAGGCGAGGATGGAAAACTCTATCCACCGATGGCTGCAAAGGTGAAGGGCAAGTTTGTGCAACCTATCGAACTCGGTAAGTGGGAACAGGCAGACGAGCGACCAGAGCTTGCTGATGATAAGGGTATGTTTACCCTCAACAAGGGCAATGGTAAGTCGCTTAAGGCTGCTTACAATCCTTACCTTCATACTTCTCGCACTCCACTGAATGACCAGTTTAGCGAGGCTCAGAATCGCCCTAACATCGTAACTGTAGAGGTTGAGGTGCCAAAGAGCGAGCTGACCAGTGGCTACAAGGCTGATAAAGCCAAGGATGCCGTGGGCGAAGTAGAGTGGAAGGCTGGTATCATCCAAGGACAACTGACAGGCAAGCGCAAGGTGGTACTTTCTCGTTGGGATAAGCCTGTGCGTATTGTGCCTGACAGCGAGGTGGCTGATGTTATTGTTAATGATATGTTCAAGGGCAAGAATATCACTATGCCTTCTAATGTGGTTACTCCAAGTCTGAGAAAAGAGTTGGAGAAGCGAGGTGTGCCGTTTGTGGAGACCGATAACAGAGGCAGAATCGTAGGAGGCGAGAATGATGGTGTGCATTATTCCAAGGTGTATGGTAAAAATGCGCAATCTCCTGTTTTGGAGCAGAAGTTGAAGAAGCATCCTGATTCTCTGATGAAGGCTGGTACCTACTTTAGCGGTGGCGGACTGGTTGAGGAAGGACTGAAGGGCATTATTGACCCAGTGGTTGCTGTAGAGTATGACCGGAAGATAAGCGGTGTATATCGCAATAACTTCGGGCAGCATATTGTTACGGCTGACGTGAGAGACGTGGATCCGAAGGAACTGGTGAAGCATATTGATGGTGAGGTAGAGTATTTCCATGCTTCGCCTGTATGCAAGAACTATTCGCAGGCCAAAAGTAATAGTGGAGAGGTGGAACTTGACAAGGAGACTGCCAAGAGTACTGCCGACTTCATTGATGCCGTGAAGCCGCGAGTGGTGACTATCGAGAACGTGAAGGGCTACAAGGACTCTGAGGCGATGAAGATTATCACCAAGGCACTTGACAAGAATGGCTATACATGGGATTCTGATGTGTATAATGCCGCAGACTATGGTGGCTATACCAGCAGGGAACGACTGATTATTAGAGCCGTGAAGGACGGAGAACTGCCGGAGAAGCCTAAAAAGCAACCACGCAAGGGTGGATGGCTAGAGGCTGTGGAGGATATTCTTCCTACTCTGACGGTGAAGGAAAGCGGTGTGGCTCCATGGATGGATGCCAGACTGAAGGTTGATGGTATCGACTGGCAGAAGGTGGAGAAGCCTCTTTACGTAATGGGCAGTGCCTATGCAGACGGAAAGATTCCTCATGCCTATGGGGATGAGATTCTGCCAACGCTGAGAACCAAAAGCGGAGACGTAATCATCATGCCGGGTGGAAAGGTATTGCGTGCAGATGGCAGGGTTCTGGCGAGAATTACCGGACTGGGCGATGACTATCTGCTGCCTAAGACGGAATCTTTGGCACATACCATTATAGGCAATGGTATTCCGGTGCAGTTGACCCAAGGTGTGATTGCTCCTCTGCTGAATAAGGATGACTTGTCGGGCAGAAATGTATTGGCACGACTTGGCAGCTCTATCTTTAAGAATAACTGGGATGCAGACAAGCAGAAACAAGTGAGCGACCGGGTAGTGAACACTGCCAACAAACTGGGTGGTGCTGAGGCTACAGTTTACACTTCTGTGGATGAGGTTCCAGATGCTTATCTGAGTGATGTGAAGAATGGGGCTACCGGATGGTATGACCCTACTACACACACGGTGCATGTTTATCTGCCTAACTGTGCTGATGCCAACGAGGCTGAGAGAACGGTGCTTCATGAAAAGATAGGGCATGAGGGTATGGAAGTGCTGCTGGGTGGCGAAGATGAGGTGAGAAAATTCGCTAATTTCGTTTATAATTCTGTCGCAGCAAGCACTCGCGGCAAGATTCTGGAGATTGCCAATGAGTATGATCCGGACTGGAAGAAGTATGACCGCATGAATGTGGGAACGCAGGAGTATATCGCCCGACTGGCTGAGGAGGGTCCTAAGACTGCTGAGGACTTTTCTCTTTGGACCAAGATTAAGCATTATCTTATCAAGGTGCTTAAGAAGCTGGGTATTCGTGTGCCGGGACTTCTCAATGACAAGGATTTGAGATACTACCTGATGAAGGCTGGCAAGGCTCTCCATGTTTGGGACAATATGCCTAAGGAGAAGCAGGAAGCCATGATGAAGCAGGCTAGCAATGCTGAAATCAAGGATGCGCTATCTGATGGTGCAGGTAAGGGCAAACCACGCCAGAAGAAGGGCGAAAGCACAATTCAATACATGAAACGTGTACAGGAATGGCGCAAATGGCAGAATGCACGCGAGGATGAGAATGACCCTGAGCCACCTATGTTCTATGACTTCGACAAGGATGCCGAGGGCAAGAAGGAATGGGAACGCCTTAACAAGGAATGGCGTGACAGCCATCTTCTGCAGGGTGACGAAATGCCGATTAAGCCAGAACGCAAGGAAGGCGAGACGGATGAGGAGTTTTTCCCTCGTTACAAGGAATGGGAGAAGTGGAACGATGCCATGGCCGACCAGGAAGACCCTATGCCTGATATGTTTGCCTACGAAAAGAAAAAGCAGGAGGAGGTGAAACGCAAGTATGAGGACTGGTTGGCCAGACATGAACTTCTGGAGCAGCAGCAAGCAGATTTGGACTTGTATGAGGGTAAGATTTATCCGGCAGAGACCAATCCGAAGGCTGATGCACTGGAGCAGCAAGTGATGCAGGACTTGGCCGAGGTGACCAGTACGGACGTGAGCAAGGAGGGCGCTGCCAAGACCGTGAAGCATGCCGTGATTCATAGACGCAAGAATATGGAGGAGGCCAGTGCAGACGATGCCATCTATATCAATGATGTGAAGAACAGAATAGAGAAGATGGCAGATAGCGGTGCTTTCGACAAGTTGCTTTCTGACTACAAGGGCAAGCCGAACCGGGCAGAAAAGCTGGCTGAGGCTATACCTTATATAATAGAGGCTCCTAGACGACTTCGTGACCTGGCGCATGATTTGAATGCCACTGGTACTTTTGACAAGGGACATATCCATATCCAGCCAACTGATGTAGAGGCTATCCAGCCTTTCGTGGCAGACTTGATTGCTCAGACTGGAAAGAGGCATACCGAACTGAAAGATGGCAAGGAAGTGGAGGTATATGATGATCCGCAGGCTGTTGGTGAGGTGGCTAGCAAGATGGCACAGACCATCAATGCCAATCATCAGGGCGAGGAAGGTTTTGTGCCTATAGATGGTTCAGATATTCTGAGCGAGCATGTATTGCCACTGGTGAAGCAACAGATTGTGCCGAAGGGCATCGATAACAAGAATCTCTCTCCTGAAATGAAATCAGCCATTGACTCCATCCGTGACTGGTATAACTATACTTACGACTGGTTGATGGATAATCATACTTTGAAAGCGGGAACTGGCTATAATGTTGACTATGTAAACCATATTTGGGATAAGGAAAAGTCTGACAAGCGGTCTTATGCTATGTATGTGGAGAACAGACAGCGAACGAAGAGTCCTAATGAGAAGCCGAGAACCATCAGTACCCTGATGGAGGGTATCAGCGTGGGACTTGTACCTAAGACTACCGACATCACGAAGATGATGGCTTACTACAGCAGAAGCAATATCGAGGCTTGGGTTAACAAAACCATGCTGCAGGAGTTGAGCGGATTGAACGTGATAGAGCGGAATGAGGACGGAGAAATCATTTCTTCTGACCCACTGCTTTCTTCTACGCCTCCTTTTAACCTGGAGCAATATAAGTACTTTGAGATTCCGGGCGTGGGTCCGGTATGGGTATATAATGTATCGCCTAAGCAGGTGAAGGTTAAGAATCCTATCACTGGCAAGGAGAAGGTGCTTTATAGCGAGGCTAGTGCCGGGGACAGATTCGGGGTTGTATTCGAGACTTATCAGTCTTCTCATTTCTGGAAGGCGTTTGATACGCTTGCTTCGAGTGCCAAGAAACTGGAGCTGGGCTTTAGCGGTTTCCATGCCGGAGCCTTGACGGAGGTTTATATGGTACAGAACATGGTGGAGTTTGGACCTAAGAAGGCTATGGCCAACTTTATGAAGTATATCTTTGTAGATACGATGAAGAATCATCAGTTGCCTTGCTTTGCCAATCCTGAGGACTTCCAGGAGGCTGCTACCCACTTGGTGAAGTTTGGAGCGACCAACGACTATGCTGCAGCAGATGTGCAGAACATGTTTGATAACTTACGTGATTTTGCACAAAAGCTACAAAAAAAGTTGGAAGAAAGAGGAAATATAGGAACTGCAGCTGGAGCAGCCACTATTCCTTTTGAGATTGCTACTCAGATGGTATCTATGTTGAACAAAGGTATGGATGTGGCTTTGTGGGATTTCCTTCATGATGGACTGAAACTTGCTACTTACCGCATGAGAGCTGATAGAACCAAGGAGCGTGCTAAGAAATATGGCTGGACGGACGAGCAACTAAGCAAAGCCCTGGACGAGGACGGACAGTTTGTGAACGATATGTTTGGCGGTCAGCACTGGGACATCGTTGGAGCAAGTCAGCGAACAATAAGAATTGCAGGAAGATGCCTACTCTCTCCAGATTGGAACAAATCAACAACTAGCCATTTCCTGGCTATTACAGGTTTTGGATCAGTTTGGAACGAAGCGACCTTTGAAAACTTTAAGGAGTATTACAAGCATTTGTGGGCAGCAGCTATAGGAAAAGGTGAGTTGACTCCTGAAGATTGGGGGCGATTCTCTAGACAAAAATCTGCTTTACTCTGTTATGGTATCGGATTCATGGTGTTCTATGAGGCTTTTGCGAATGGCGTTAATGCTGCTTTCCGTGCCTTGGACGAGGAGAAGGAGCGCAAAAAGGCTGAGGAGATCAGAAAGACCAACCCAAGCTATAAGAGTATGTATGAACTTGCTTATCCTGATGGTATGAAGTGGTATGACTATCTGATGCGTGGAAATAGCCTTGGTCAACAGAGCAAGATCTTTATGGGCAGATATGCGGACGGAACGGAAATGTATATCAGACATGGTAAGCAGTTCCGTGAGGTTCCTGAATACCTCTTCAACCATAAGGGTGAACTGGAGTTCCCTGGACCTATGGTACAGCGAATGATAGGTAAGGCTAACCCTATGGTGAGAATGACCTTGGATGATATAAACTATCTGAGCGATTTCCAAGCCAGCCATGCGGATCAAGAGATTCAGCGCAAGTATGGCAAGACCATCGGACTGCTTTATAAGGATGCTTTGTACTGGGCGCCTTTCCTGATTCCGAGTCAGGAGAACAAGGAGTTCAAGGCAGTTGACTTCTTCTTCCCATCATCCAAGGGCTTCTCTCCATGGAAGGCTCAGAGTTACTTCAAGGACTTTATCCTTAGCGGTGACATGGAGGGCGTGGTGATGACCTATCAGAGCTGCCAACGCAACGGTATTGATGCTGAGGCTCAGATTAAGGCTGCCATCGGCAGTGTGAAGGCACTGGAGAGTGCAGAAATGAATGATGGCGTGACTTCGCTGCAGGTGGCTTGCCAGCGCTTTGATGCTGCCAAGAGTATCACGGAGAAGAAGAAGATGCGCCAGAAGATGAAGAAATTCCTCTCGCAAAGTGATTACAAGGCTTTCACCCAGAAGGAGGCTCTGGACATGGTGCAGGGTTATCTGAACGGTGATGAAGACTTGAAGGAAATGGAGAAGGCTGAAAGCAAGTACCTGATGAAGGCTAAGGCAGAGGACGTGACGGAGGACTGGAGAATACAGAACGTCTGGAACGGAACCATGGAGACTTATCAGGAGTATAAGCGTTTGAAGGATGTTGATAAGGCGAAGGCAAATGCCTTTAAGAACAGCAAGACCAACAAACGGCTGTTTGCGGTTAGAAAGGCTATCTCTGCTGCAAGAAGAAAGATGAATAAGGCTAAGAAGCAAATGGATGGTACAAACGATACTGCCAAACTGGTAGAGATTCGGAATACCAGAAAGGAGCTGCTTAAAACGTTGAACGGAATGGAGTAGCCTTCGGGCTACTTCACTCTAAAAAATGTTCTATATTTCCGAAAATAGGCTTTGGCCAATTCAATTTTATGTTCTATATTTCTACAAACAGAAAAAGGGACTTGCTTCACAGCGAGTCCCTTTTTGATAGTCGTAAAATTCTAAATTCCAAATAAATTTTATTTTTAAAAAAAAGATTAAGATCGTATTTTGAAAATTGAAGATGTTGGAGCGATGTTATCCGAGAGAAGTACCAGATGCATTCTCTGGTTCCTTTTTCTTTGGTGATGCCCAGCGTATGTAATCAGCCATGCTGTCATCCATGCGCTGCTGCTCACTCTTCGGATTCTCCTTCTTTTTTTCGCCCCAGAGCCGTTGGACGATGCTATCCAAACACCAGGACCAATCGCCATCGAGCGTGACGAACTTGGATCTAGGAACAACGGTAACTGTAGAATCATTCTTCTTCTCGTCCTTTTCATCTTTACCTTCTGGTGATTCACCCTTTGCGGTGATAGAGGTAAAAGGAACATTATTTTCCTGAAGGAACTTTTCTACATCATCTTTTTTGCTATCGCAGAGTTTGATGTGAATAGCAACCTTGTGCTTATCTAAGGAGGTAAGGGCTTCTTTTGCCTTTCCTACCAGAGACAAGTTGCCTTTATCATCTTTAGTAATGACGCAAGCTTCATGTACATTGATTGATTTACCCATGATTTAAAACGTTTTAAATTGAAATGCGGAACAAAAATAAGGAGAAAATATGAGAAAGTAATGTTAAGTTGCGCAACTTATCACTAATAAGCGAGAAAAATGCGGTATTTTTGGCGAAAAATTAAGAATTATGGTTGACAATCATGTAATAAATGACATATCGAACTATGCAGAGCCTGGACCAGACTCACTTGAAGGAGTGAGTCGGGAGCGGTTTACGCAGAGCGAAAGCAATCTTCTGTTGCTGCAATGGGCTTGCCAATACTTCTATGATGGTGCAGAACTGAGAAAGAAGTGGAAGCGAGCGCAAGACTTCGTGATGGGAAGACAGTTGGAAGAGCTGATAGAATGGAACGGAAGAAAGATTACCATCCGGCAGTATATGGAACTGAAAGGTATGCCAATACTGGAATACGATGTAATCGGAGACAAGCTTCTTTCGCTCGTTGGTCTTGTGCGCCAGCAGCGCAGTACTGCTACATGTAGTGCCGTGGATCCAAACGAGGAAGACTATATTAGTTTCTTCAATGAGTATCTTCGTCAGAACGACAACTTGAACGACAGGCAAGAGTTAGATGCAAGAATGTTTTACGCCTTCTGCTGCTTTGCCTTTATTGGCATGAAAACCTATTATGGCAGAAGGGATGGCAAGAATGGTATCTTTGACTATTCAGTAGACATCTTTAAGTTAGCTTTACCACCTTTCTTTAAGTATGACCTGAGCGATGTGGAATTTATTGCTGAGGCTCATGATTTAACTTGGCGAGAGATTATTGCTACCTTTACAAATGGAAGCAAGGAAGAGGCTAATAAACTCAGTGAGATCTATCTACAGACGCAGCACCATTTTGCGCCCGAACAGACTTATCACCCGACTGGTGAAGCCCAGTATGCCGGAATAGATGATTTCACCCATTCTTCAGTAGTAGGCAAGTACCGGGTATTGGAAATCTGGACAAAAGAAACCAGACCAGCCATCTGGGTGCATGACTGGGAGAGTGGAGATTGCGGCTATGCTTCTCCTGACCAGCGAGCCTTCTATGAGGAAAAGAAGCGCAAGATAGAGGAATCCAACATCATGAAAGATGAAAATGGCCTACCTGTGCTCGATGAGAATGGTGAGCCTATCTACTATGTGGACCCTTCTGAACTTAAGACCATCGAAATTAAGGATGAGGCTGAAACCTACTGGTTCAGAAGATATATCACACCGAATGGCTATCTGCTGGATGCCAGGGAATCACCATACTATGTGCTCAGGGACGGATTCAGAACCTCTATCCATCCATACACCTTCGTTGCCTATCCATGCTTGAATGGCGAGGTAAGAAGTTTTACGATGCGAGCCGAGAACAACCAGCGCACCTTGAACCATTATATGATGATGATAAACTTCATTGTAGCGAATGGTGCCAAGGGAACGATGCTTGTTGACGAGAACGCATTGAGCGAGAAACAGAGCATCGATGAAATGCAGGTGAACTATACCAAAACAGATAGTATTATCTTGTGGAACTCGAAGAATGGAGGTAAACCACCTCAGACACTGGTCAACAAGAGTATTCCGGCAGGTGTTGACTTCATGGTGAACTTTGCCAAGACGATGGCAAGCGAGGGAAGTGGTGTGCAGGGTGCTCTTCAAGGACAGCACCGGAATACCAGCGGTAAGCAATATCAGTTGGAAAGAGAATCATCATCTACCACCATACAGGACTTTGTTGAGAGTTTCAACAACTTTAAGGTACGTGTGGCCAAGAAGAAACTTTACCTTATACAGGAATTTTGTACCGATGCTGACAGCGTGAAACTGACAGGTGATGAATTTGAAATTCACTTCAATTCAGAGACCATGAGGGATATGGATTTAGATGTTTCTATCGACTTGGATGCATACAGTCCACTTATCAGAGCTGCCAACAACGATATGGCTTGGCAGATGATGGTGAGCGGCAAGATGGATCCATATACGATGCTTACGGTAGCTAACTTCCCTGGTACAGGAAGAATGAGGAAATACTTTAAGGAGCAATTGGAAAAACTAGAAGCTCTTCAGGCACAGCAAGCAGCCAATGGGCAGATGCCTTCTGACGGAGGACAGCAGACTGCAGAACCAGATACGCACCTGAAGGATTCCAGTGATGGAGCAAATGATTTGGCAGCTCTTCCTTCGGCAGCTATGTAGAAAAGAAGTTCTTAGGTAATTCATAATATTGAACGAAATGTTGTTCAGTTCTTAGATTAGATTATTTTATTTTTTAGGTTTATTAGTTTTTTATTTGATTGTGAAGAGGAAGCCGTGATGGTTTCCTCTTCTTTTTGTTTAGTCAATACCATGTTTCTTCTTGTATATGCGTAACTTAAACATTGGGGTAGAAACTCTGTACATGTAGTATTCTTGCCATTGTTTCAACTTCTTGGCTCTTACCTTGTTGTCGGCATCGCAGCCGATGGCTCCCCACTTGGAAGGAGTGTAGTAGTAGGAGGCAGCCTTGATGTCTTCTACGTTCTTGAAGTAGCGAGTGCCTTTCCACTTGCCCATCTGGACTAATCTTCGATATGCGAGCATATTCTTTCTGTTAGGATCGTAGGTCATGATCGCTATATCTTTATGCGACTGGTCGTAGAGCATGTAGAAGCGAGGCGCACCACATTCTTTATACTTGGCAATGGTTGCCTTGACTCCTTTTTGCCACATGCGTGTGGCACGGAAGAGTTCGATACGAGTGACGATAGGCTGGTAGATGGCTATGAGCATCTTACGCAGCAGGTTTGAATAACTTTGTTTCATTTTTCTTTTTACTTTTAATTATTAACTTATATGGACAGGCGATAGAATCGCCTGGAACGGTGACTATACAGGGGACGGATTATGCTGCTGGCTAGATAGAGGTTAGCTGCCACCACCTATTCCGGCCAAATCAGCTACTACTGGTGGGCGGTTGCGGAGGCGTTCACGTTCTATCTCTGCCTTTGAACGGAATGGAACGATTTCCGGTGCTGGCATATCCTTTTCCACGTAGAGGGCAATGGCTCGCGCCATGACACGGTCATCATGCTTTCCGGCTACGGCTCCATAGCAATCGTTCTGCTTGTAATAGAGGAAGTAGGTACATTCGTCTATTGCCGCAAGTTCTCGCTCCATATAGCCACCATCACGGATGATGCGGGCCATGGTCTTCACTACTGCAACCTTTGTATTCTTGTTGGTGTTGAATCCCCATTTCATTTCGATATTCTTCACCTTCTTCAGTTTGGACTGTGATGCGCTATAGAGGTTATTGTATAGAGGCAGCAGGATAGGGAAGAACAGCTCTGACTGATTACCCTCAGTATTGTTCATGCGCGAGTAGGCGGTATTGTTCTCAATGACCAGATAAGCATCATTATAGAAATGGGCAATCTGGGCACAGCGCATGGCTAACTGATCGGCATCGCAGTGGCCATGCCACTCAGCTACGATTTCCGGTACACCACCATAGATTTCATCATAGCGGTCGAGGACTACAATATCTGAGAAGTCGGAAGTTTTATGAGAACCACCAATATCGCAGGCAACGATATACCGATTTCTGACAATCTCAGAGTTGTCTGGTCCAGCCCACACCTTCAATGGTCCGCCTGAACGCTCGATGAAGCGGATATTGTCCATGCAAGCATCATCGGCAGCATCATAAGAGTCACCTTCAATGTCACCCACCATGATAGGCTCGATACCCTTGCAATCCTCTTCCATTTCCTTCAACTTGTATGGGTCGAAGACTGTAGTACCTGAGAATAGGAAGGCCTCTACATCATCAGAAGGGTATTCCTGACGCATACCGTCTAAATCATTATACTTCTTGCACTCGTTCACATACCAATGGATTCCTTCGAGCGTAGCACCCTTGATTTCCCAAAGCCACCAGAAGTAAGAGCCATGATATTGCTCATCTTCACGATTCTTGTATAACCAGATAACAAAGTCTATTTTCTCTTGCTCTGTCTTGAAAGGAAGGATATACTTCTCAATATCGAACCATGGCACGAAGTATGGAGTATAGATAGAGAGGCGTTTTCCATCCTTATCGAAAGAGTTGGCACGAACCCATTCATCATGGAACTCATTCTCACGTCCGTTTGGTGTTGACTCTCGGACGATGAATGTTAATGGCACGGTGACACGGATAGAAGAAACTGCTGCGTTGATAACCTTCTGAGGAGTCCACTCGGTAGTATTCGGGAAGAAGGCTTCCTCTGTGATATGTGCCATGGCTGCATCGGCAGAACGGCATGATTCTGGGTTACGAGCGGAACCAGTCTGTATCTTGCAATCGCGTGGTATGAGATACTTGATGTTATTCTGTGTGCTTGATGTTTTGAGTTTGCGAGGATCCTCTTTAAAAGGTATTCCAATATCATAGAACAGCCATGTAGGAATGGCATTCATCAATTTCTCGTACATATCGAACACCTGGGTGGCAGATGATGACTGGTGACCAATGATGTTACTATTCCAGTTTGTCATCCAGAATATCTGAATCCATCCCATATATACATCTGTGGCAGTAGATCCACCCCACTGGCGACATTTAAGGAGAATGATCAGGATAGAGCCTAAATCTCCATGAAGGCGTTGTCTTTCAAAATCCTTTACGAGACCAATCTGTCCATGATTGAGGAGAAAAGGTATATCTTCACCTCCATCCTTATTCTTGATTCGGGCATAGGCATAGGCGAAGAAATAGAAATCGTGCTTACAGCGCAGGCGTATGAGGTAACGGAAAACAGCATCGCGAGCCTTCTCTTGGTCGAAGTCTGGCATGTACTTATCGCAAAAGGCCTCTATGGATCCACACTTGATGATGGCGCAGAACTTCTTTTCCTTCAACATTTCCACCGGGAGCCAGAGTTTCTTTCCATTCAGAAAATCAGTGATGACGCATTCGAATCGAAGTCCAGGGGCATTCTCTCCAGTAATGGGACGATAACTAGCGAGGAGACTTTTGAGTCTTCTCTTATCTTCTGCAAGAATCTCTTTGAGCTTCTTATCAGAAATCTGCAGCTGAGGTCGAACCTTTAAGGAGGATTTTGCTACTGGCATTCGTTATATATAATAATGTTAAGTGTTGAATGTTAAATGTTAAGTGTGTTGGCATGTCGGATAAATCTCTCTGCCTTGGCATAAATGAAACCTAAACAAAATAGGACTAAGTGGAAGATACCAGCTATGTAAGGGAGAAGGAAACCTATAGCCATACCGAGCATCATCTGCCAGAAGTAGATGCGGTGATACCGATAATACCATTGCGCAGAGAATCCCATAAAAAATGAAATCAATACGGATGCACCCAATACAGGTAATGCCGGATAGTATATGAACGACAACAACACGGAGCAGAGCCAGGCAGCCAGTAGGCGATGGAAGCGGAACTGATGATGAACCATCAATATGCACCAGCCGTTGATACCCCAGTGTATAAAGTTGGCATGACCAAACATATAGGCGAAATGGGTGTATAATGGCGATGATGGAGACACAGCCAGCGAGGCATGAAGCGGAATGATGAAAGCCATCAGGAGGATGATGAGAAGTGTAATATATAATGTACGCATAATGGAAGTGATTTATCGAGTTATGAATGATGTTTTCTTATTGCGGAAATAATTGTTTATTTTCATCTGTATGTAGCGTGGAGCCATACCCAAATTGGGCGCAGGAAGATTCAGGCATACATACACAAGATTTTTGGTATTGTATTTTTTGTATTGATCCATTTGCCGGAGACGCAAGAAATCCTGATAGAAATCTTCAAAGAGTTTTTCTTTCTGGGCTTGGTATTTGCCGAATTTAGGCTTATCCCCCTTGATGCGTTTACATACATACCGATAGGCTGTGCTATCGGCAAGATAATAGCAAGAGGCAGGCATCTTGGCGATGTAATCGCATATCTTAGCCATGGTGGTAGGATATTCTACCATCCTCTTGGCCTTGCGAAAGAGCAGATACATTTCTTGGTCTCTTTTAAGGTAAATTTCGGATATGGAATTTAGATGTTTCATACCAACAAAATTAATTCATCAAGATGCAGAACTTAACACAAGGTTATGCGAAATTTTCCTTAATTTAGCACACAAATATTAAAAATGAATATTTATGGCAAAGGAAACTATTGATAATCAGAAAGTTAAGTCAAAGCGAGATTCTTTTAGGGAGCGTCTTGCTCAGCGTTATCCGGACTTGAATATGGACGATGATGAGGCTGTTTATGGTCAACTTTCGACCGATTACGACAAGTATGACCAGAATAAGCAGAAAATGGATGACTTCAACAAAATGTTGCAGGACAACCCTCATGCTCCAAGTCTGGTGACAGGTCTTATGACCAAGAAAAATGCCGATGGCAGCGACTTCAATTTTATTGATTTCATAATTGATGAAATGGGGCAGGACTATATTGATGCCATCAATGGTGACGAGAAGGCTAAGGCACGCTTGAAAGCTAGCGAGAAAGAGAAACTTGAAGCCAGCGAGAAACTTGCAAATGGCAATGAGCAACTTGCTGCCAATATGAAGCTGGAAGATGCCGAACTTGACGCTGCTATTAAAGAAGCGAAATTGAAGCCTGAGGCGATTACCGATTTGATAGAATGGATTTACAAGCGTAGCGATGATGGCGAGGATCACGATGATGATGGTTTCGTATGGCGTGCAGCTCGGTATGGCTTGAAGAAGGAAGACTTCTTGCGCCTTTTCCAGATCAAGGACTTCGACAAAGCTGTGGCTGATGCCGAGGAGCGAGGCTACAAGCGTGGTAAGAACGAGAAGATTGACCAGCAGAAGCAACTTCACGATGGCAAGCAGGGCGGCAAGAAGAACATCAACATCGATGGTGGCGGTGGAGCACCTTCATTACCAAAGGAAAAGAGCCGTACAGAACAGGTGTACAGCAAGATGATTGGAATGTAGAATTAGAAATTTATAATTAATAATTTTAAATGTATCGATTATGAAACAGTTTAAGAAATGGTTTGGTTTCATGATGGCGGTGCTCGTCATGATCCTTAGTGGTGGAAGCTCTTATGCGATGGCAGAAAATCCTCCTGCTGTTCCAACTGGTGAAGGTGGTGGTGGCCCAACTGGTCCTACAGATGGTCCTGGTGTTGGTGGTACTGGTCCTAAATGGGCAGCTGCTAGTCAGGAGCAGCAGGAAAAAATGGGAAATTGGGACTACTATGTAGCACATGTTAACCCAACCGTGGTAGAAATGAAATTGGAGAGTTGCCCTATCGATCAGATTCTTCGAGCTTCGAAACGAATGACTCCTGTTGACAGCAACCGCATTGAGTATTATTCCATCGGTCAGCGACCAATCAAAACCAAACTAACTGAGAAACTTGCTAAAACTACAAATGGTGGCTCAGTGACATTTAAGGTAGAAAATCCTACTGTGTTTGGTATTGGTGACATTATTATGGTTAACGACATGTTGGGTTTTGATGATAATGGTACCGACAGAAGCAAGATGATTCCTCTGCAGTTGCGAGTTACGTCTGTTGACAACGATGGTAATCCAACCTGTTATGCACTGAATGGCAAAAAAAATGCATCACGTGGTAACAGAGACATTCCTGAGGATATTGCCATTGGAACAGTAGTAATGCGACTTGGTAGAGCCGCTGGAGAAAAGGAGGTTGAAACAGGTAGTTACTATTCTATGCCTGACAAGAGCTTCCAGTATTGCCAGCGATTCATCATGCAGGTAGAGGAATCTCTTATTGACCGTATGATGAAGACCCAGGTTCAGTGGGACTTCACCAGACAGGAGAAAATGGCGATGGACGATATGCGTCAGGGTCAGGAGTTGAGTGGTCTCTTTGGCTATCGTTCTCAGTCGAATGGTGGAAAGGATGTCGGTATGGTATACACTATGGGCGGCATCTTCTGGGAAGCTGGAAAGGATTTGCAGATAGGTCACTGGGAGCCAAAGATGCAAAGGAACGATAAAGGCGATCTTGTTCCTGTAACAACGAAGGTAAAGGTTACGAACTCTGATGATGGTACAACTGAGGTTGTGAAGCAGGTATACGAGTATGTAATCAGCGAGAAAGAGTTGACTCAGTTTATTGCTGCTATGTTGAAGGGTGCAGGTAACTCTAGCCGTACCAAACTCCTCTTTGTTGACAACTTGATTTATCAGGCATTTGCTAACCTTCGTTCTAATAAGCGTATCATTACCCAGACAGAAAAGGACTATCAGGGTTGGAAACTTGACTTCGAGAAATTTGAGAGTATGGGTACTAAGATTCTGATTTATCGTCACGATGCTTTTAACTCCTGGGGTATGGATGGTAGAGCTTTCTGCCTGGATGCTCGTTATCTGGATAAGTATGTATTCGGCACATGGACCAGAAATGAGTTTAACGCTAAGGATCTCTTGATTCGTAACACTGCAGGTGTTGTGATGGAGGAGTATAGCTGCTGGGTACTGACCTTCCCTGATGCTCATGCTCGTGTAGCCCGACCAGTCTTCACTGGTGATGGCGTGACAGATGAGCAGATTTTGGAGGCAGCGTAATCATCGTATAGGAAACTGATGGTTTTCTACATATATCAATCTTGGGGATAGTTGAGGCTAATGCAGCCTCGCTATCCCTTCACCATAAACACAAATAGATATGTATAGATTTGTAGCTAAGAGCATGCTCATTTTTGTGGTGACTCTGCCGAGCGGACTGATCAAGAACATTGAGTTTGAGCGGTGTGGCAACGCTGCCTATTCGTACATTACGGATAACAAGCAGGTGGCAGAATGCATCAGGAAACATCCTCTTACGAAGGCAGGCCGTATCATTGATGAGAGCCAGCCGGAAGAGGAGCAGATTCAACATCAAAAAGAAGAGCAGGTGAAGGACGAGAATGCCCTTCATTTCGAGAATATCACCAAGGCCAAGAACTATCTCCAGAAGACCTATAAGGTGGATGTAAGGAAACTGAAATCACCTGAGAGTGTGAAGAAGAAGGCTAAAGAGCTGGGTGTGGTGATTGAGTTTTAGTTTATAATTTTTAGTTAATAGGTTTCTTGCTTATGGAAGTTCTTATGAGTGACCTTGTGAAGGAAATGCGCATAGCTATGGACGAAGTGATCCATGATGAGGTGAATGACATCATTACGGATGATTCGGACACAGAAATGAAGCAAACCATTGAAATGGCAGCACAACAGATTCTGCTGCAAGCACCAGCGCAAATGATTCTCCCCAAAAGGGTGGAAGTTTCGCTGAATGAAAGTGGCAATCAAGATTATGATGCCATCCAAACACAGTTTACAGATGGTCATGGATGCCTGACAATTCCTGACGATTGGCTGAGACTGGTAGAACTGAAACTAAAAAGTTGGCAAAGCACGCTAACGATGCTGATGGAACCAGGCAGCAAGGAGGCTCAGATGCAAGCTTCCCGGTGGACCAGGGGAACACCACAGAAGCCAAAGGGCATGATTACCACATCGCCAACTACAGGAAAGCGAGTGCTGATGTACTGGACTGCCGGAAGGTATGATGCCAACCATGCACCTGTTGGAGCTGTATATGATCATGAGGTTGAACTGTTCACGTATATCCCTTATCAAAAGTTAGAGGATGTGTTTTCTATTGATACTGGGCATGAAAACGAAGTGACCGACCAGAAGATTATCCTTTCCCTTACAGATGAATGCAAGAAATATCTTATCTATCGTGCCATCAGCATCTTCCTGGTAAGTAAGAAGGAAAGCGATTTGGCAGAAAAGTATAACCAATTATCTCAAATATAATATTTTATGGCTAACGATATTAATAAAGAAGATCCTCATTACAAGGGAGAATATGGCAGCATCTATGAGGTGAACCGAAAGTTCCCTACTGGTGGTGTGGCCGGTGACTTTGTGGTGATAGATGGTTGGGCTCATTACTGGAATGCAGACAGAGGAACTTGGTGTGTAAATGCCGAGAGGGATAGCTATTGGGACGAGTTGATAACAAATATCATAGAAAAGTTTAAGCTCGTAAGAGGTGCTACATATATGGGCGTGGCTAGTCTTGACACTGTGCCTACAAAGGTTATTGGTGCCAAAATGTATTATTTTGCGACCGTAGCTGGTACTTATAAGAACTTTGGTGGTCTCGTAGTTCCTCAGGGCATCAATGTGCTCTATTCTGAGAATGGCAGCAGCTGGGTAAACACAACCTTGCTGGAAGTGGCTCAGGAGTTGGGTGTGAGCACCAATAAGGTTGTAAGTCAGAAGGCTGTTAGTGATAAACTCAGCGACTTAGCAGAAAAAAAGTTCGACAAGGAGAATATTGCCCAAGAGTTCGGTGATTCAGAGGATAAGGTAGTCTCTCAGTTTGCTCTTCCATTCAGAGAGATTGAGTCTCCAGAGTTCATCAAGGTAATTGTAGATGCAAATGACCATCTATTGTTTACCATCAATTTAGATGGTGAGGTAGATTGGGGAAAAGGTATTCCTGCACCAATAAAAGCAAAGTTTCAGGAGATTATCAATCAGTGCCAGCAGGATAAGACAGACTTGTTAGAATCCATTAATACTCTCAAAGGTATCTTGGACAAGACAACCATTAAAGATGAAGAAGGCATTGTATTTGATACTCCCTTCCGTTATATTCAGAACGAGGAATTTATCTTTGCCAAGGTAGATGCAGAGGATAGACTTCTATTTGGTATTGAATGGGATGGTACACCAAAATTTGGTAAGACAAGCGCAGTAGAGGACAGATTGCAGGAACAGGTAACTCTGCTTGCAGAGAAAGTAGCAACCATCATGGGTGATGAGGACACAACAAATGTCATTGACACCATGAATGAGTTGAAGACCTTCTTTGCCAACATTGAGAACACGCAGACCCTTACAAGCATTCTTGAAAATCTCAATGAAGACATTAAAAATCTTCAAGACACAAAGGTAGATAAAGAGGAAGGCAAATCACTCATCGAATATGAAGTAAAAGAGTGTTTTAGAATAATTGAGAACGAAGAGTTCCTTAAAGCTATAGTAGATGCAGAGGATAGAGTTTTGTTTGGTTTCTACAGAGCAACAGGCAAGCCTTATTATCCTCTCAATGAAATGTATCACGTCATTCAGAACAAGGAATACTTTGCTGCTTGGCTTGATGCAGATGATAAGGTACTTCTTGGTATAAGAAGAGACGGAGAAATAATTGGAGAAATCCATGCAGTCAATGCCTTGAAACAAGTTATCTCTCAGCTTCAAGCAGACCTTGCATCATTGCAGGAAAAGGTAGGTACAATAGACACCAATCTCAAAGAACTTCTTGATGTTTTCTCTTTGCAGGATATTCCTGAGTATATAGCAGTAGAGAAAGATGCAGAAGGAAAGGTTCTTGCTGCAACAAATCCTGATGGTTCAAAAACGTTTTATACAACTCTGATACCAAAGTCTCCAATTAAGTTCAATGATAGAACAATATATGAAGATAAGGTGGAAGATTACAAAGAACTACTGCTTGATTCTGATGACAAAATACTACGCTATACAGATAAAAATGATGTTATACATGAAAATAGGGAAATCATTTTCAGTTCTGCAAAATTAGGTTCAAATGAATCAGGAAATGAATTGAATGTACCTCGTATCATGAATCTTCCAAAGTATGGTTATACTGATATTAAAGAAGAAACTTTTTATCTGACAGCGAATAAAGGATATTCTGATAAGGACGGAATAATGGCTATGCTTGTCAATGAAGATACGCAAGCTAATGCTCAAAAAGGATTGACTCCTTACAAGTATTTTGTTAAATCAACACTTCAAAATACAGATGGAGTATATTCTGTGACATCTGAAAGTGTATCTTTGGATTTCTATGTACCTTCCGATGTAAAGGAGGTTGGGGGCAAGTCTTATGTAACTTCATCACTTACAAAGGGTAGCGATGGTTCATATACTGTAAATCCAACTTCTATTGAAGTCACAAAAATTGTAGATAAGCCTAATGTTGGAACATGGAAAATCAGTAAAAAGACTAAGCATTGGTGTGTAGTTGACATAGACTTTGGCAGCTATCTTAAAGGAACCTATAATGTATTGGTTTCCTTTCAAGGTTCATCAAACTTATATAACAGACTGAGGAACTTTAGATATGCCTTTGTTAAGTCAGATTATAAAACCAAGATGAAATTGAAAATCGGAGAGTTGTTAAAAGTAGATAAGTTCAACTTGAAGTCTTATTACTCTGATGATACAAAATTGAAAGAGCCAATAATCTTTCGTCTGTATTTACAAGCTAAGGAATTACGTAGTTTCAATGAACAATATCCTTGGAATAGCTCTTCTATCATTTCAACTGGTGCTACAGGTATCATTAAATCTTTCCCTGTATGTACTTCTGTAGGTGGTGAGTTTTATAGCATACAGTTCTTTGGCTATAAGAAAGACAAGGGTAACTACATGCTATCCGGTGATGAAGATGGAATGATAATCAGCGGAGGAGTTGGATGTACATGGGACACGTTTAATTGGAGTACATGGGAAGATGAAATGAATGACGAACCAACAGAAAGCAATAGAGTTGCTGTTGAAAAATTCTATCAGTTTATCAATGGTGATGATTTTACTAAAGATACAGCACCAAAGCATATGAACATCAATGATTGGATAGATTATTACATCTTTATTCAGTTCTTCCGCATGAGAGACAATGATATCCATAATCTCATATTATATAGCGGAAAAGATAAGACTGTTTTCTCTCCATTCATTTATGACCTGGACTTGTCTTTCAATGTGTACAAATACAACTTGGAAGTTAACAAGAAAAATACTGTTTGGATAAAATTAGCCTCCACATATTGGAATGAGATATGTGAAAGGTATTGGGAACTTAGAAAAACAGTCTTTACTATAGGTAATTTTTCTATGCTTGTAAACGAGCTTCAATCAAGTATCGACTATGGTGATTTTGAAAATGGCGTAAGTAAATGGGGAGTTCGTAATAAAGATATGACAATAGGAAAACTATCGTCAATTTTTAGTGAATTAATAACAATTTTTGATTTATATTTTAAAAAGAATTAGTATGGCTAAATGTTTTATAACAAGATTAAAGGGTAGTGCAACCAATGATACATTACCTATTTTGGGTGCTGTTAGAGTGAATGTCGTTGGAGAAGAGAACTTGGCAAACACAATTAGTGGTAATTTGACGTTTGCGGGTAGCAAATGTAACTGGAAAGGAACAAGCGGTTGTACACCGCCTTCTTATCCAGATTATGAACTTAACAGATACAATGTTACAACAACAAAAGAAGCAAAAGGTCTGCTTTTACTTACTGATAAGTATTCGTTAAAAGATATTGACATATCTTACGGTTATGGAGCTTGCGTGAAATTGTCTGATTTGAGTTATTGTAAAAACCTTTATAATTTAGCTATATCAAATTCTTATCAGGAAGGTGATTTGTCGGAAATATCTGATTTGAATTTAAAGACGTTGTTTGTTGCAAAAAGTAAAATAACTGGTTCTTTGGACAGTTTGTCCAAAATGACTTCATTAACTAATATTGATATTAGTTACACTTCTATTAGTGGCGATATTGCTAATTTGGCAGGCAATAAAAACATTTCAATTGTCAATATAGAAAATAATCATGTTTACGGAAATCTTTCTTCATTGATAGGGTGCTCAAAAATCAGCAAGATTTATTCGATGAATAACTCTGTAGTAGAAGGAAATTTAGAGGATTTTGCAAATCACGCTAATTTAATTGTATTCCAAAACTTTGGAGTAGTTAACACTTGGTCTAGTGAATCTTTGCGCCCTAGCAATATGCCAAAGATTATTGTTTCAAGTGGTTTCAAAACAGCAACAGATACAGATAATTTCTTGAAGAATATGGCAAAGTGTTCTGATGAAGGAGTAATATTCAAAACATTTTACTTCGGTAATTCTCACAGAACATCTGCATCTGATGCGGCAGTCTCTACCTTGCAAAGTGCAGGATATACATTATCACAATTAATTACTGATTAATAGTTAGAAAATATGGAATTAAGAAAGTTAACAAAGAAGTATAAGGTAGTACATGAGGGAACCAAAATGGTGTTCCCTCTCACAGAGGAAGGTGACAATGCTGAGGTATTCCCATCGGTGAATGCCACCGCAGTAGAGTTTGACACATACCCAGAAGCCAAGGCTTACGTAGATGAGCATAACTTGGTGTATGAGGAGCCAAAGTATGGAGAGTAATATTCCAAGTCACGACTTTGAAAATTAAAAATAAGACAATATTATGAAGAAGAAACAATTACATGAGGCACTGGCAGTGCTTCTTACCAAACTTTCATCGGCAAGGGACAATCCCTTGCTGATGGATAACTACGCGGTGAAAGCCTTGCGCACGGTTCTTTTGAATTTCAAGGAATCGGGCGAGCTTCACGAAGCATACAAGGAGCAGATACAATCCACTATGGAAAGTGATAATCCTTGGATAGATATGTTGATGAAATCAATGGGTGCAGATTCTTCTATTAAAGAGAGCATGACCAATGAAGCCATTGACGGAATGATTGATTCTATGCTGGGGGCAGAATAATACAATTTTCGTCTGAAAATATTATTAATTACTTTATTTTTTATTCAAAATGAGAAAGATAAAAAGAATTTTTGTTCATTGCACAGCTGGCTCGCAACGTCAGAGCATCGAGGATCTCAAGGCTGAATTTCGTCTGAAGGGTTGGAAATATCCTGGTTATCATTACGTGGTTGACATCAATGGTGGCATCCATCAGCTTCTCGCCATAGAGATGGTCAGCAACGGCGTGCAGGGCTATAACTCCTCTGCCATCAACGTTGCCTATATGGGTGGCATTGACAGCCACGGCAAGCCTATCGATAACCGCACTCCAGATCAAAAGGATGCTCTCATTTTGCTGCTTCATAGACTTAAGCAACAATTCCCGGATGCAAAGATCATGGGGCACAGAGACATCTGGGGGAGCGATCAAAAAAAATGGAAGAAGTATTGTCCTTGTTTTGATGCCATGTCTGAATATAAGGATATAGAATAAAAGATGTTAGATAGATAAAAAAAGGGGAGTGTTGCTTAGCACTCCCTTTTCTTGTATTTCCTTTTCAAGTTTTTCTGTTCTATCTCAATTTAGGAAGTTCTTCATCATCTACTGCACCAGGAAGTTTGATAACCAAGCACTCATTTCCTGACTTCTTTAAGCATAAACCACCAAAAACAAGAAACGCAACATCAACAATAGGCAGGAATATACTCATTAGAATATAATCAGAAACTGGTGCTTCATGATGGATTGCTATTGCAACAAATGCAGCATCTATGATGATACAAACAAGTATGCCTATAGTATAGGCTATAATTTTCTTATTCATAAATTTGAATGTTTAATTGGTGCAAATATACGAAGAATTTGCTTACAGATTGTTACTTTAGCAAAATTTAACTTTGAAATTTTACTCAAAAAGAATTGATTTGAGCAAAAAATTGTAATTTTGTCAAGAACGTAGAACTATAGACAAAAGGAGGTTTTTCATGACACAAGAACAAGAAGCCGAAGTCCAACGGTTGATAAAGAACATTGATGTGACGGAATTGATGGGGATGCTCATGAAGCATGGTAACCGATATTCCAGAAGAATACTGAAATTCTTCAGATGGTTCTGCAAGTATGTGCCTTTCATCATCATGTGTTTTCATGCGTATGGTATATGGGATTTTAGCCAGCATCCTCGTGAAATGTTTATTCCTTATGAAGAGAATTTTCCCTGTTATCTTTTCATTTATTTTATGGTCTATATTCTTCCGATGGTGACTATTCTGGCTAGTAGATTTTTCTTTTTGTGCTGGTGGTATAGAATACCTTTTTACTACTTTTTTGGTATCAATGCAGCTCACATTGTTGAATGGAACTGGTATACCACTAAATCTATGGTAGATTCTTGCTATACGGTGATGGCTATAACAGCTATGTTCTATCTGTATGCTTTTGCAGATATGATTATCAATAGAACGAAGATAGGAAGGAAAATTTGCAAATAATAGAGGACTTGTAAAATTATTGATATATGGAAAAAATATTGAATTATGAGACTCTGGGAAATGCGTTGAAGGCGATGAGCGATGCTTGCTTCAAGGCTGCAGAGCAACAGAAGAATGGGGAGAAGATTACGGCTTGTGGAATGAGTGATGAGGATCTGGATAATCTTTGTGAGCAGATTCCGTTCATGCTGAATCCTTATATGACTGCTGGACAGGTGAAGAAGGAGGCTCATATCAGCGAATCTACCCTAAGAAGGGCTATCGCTGATGGAGAACTGGAAAGCGTGGGAAATGCTGGGGATCATTCTCATTTCTTCAAGAAATGGGATGTTAGAGAGTTTATCAAGAGAAGACTGAAAAGAAACAAGTAGAAAAGGAGAGAGGAGAGAGATTGCTTCTCTCTTTTTTATGCTCTAAAACATACAATTTTTGCCTTAAATTATATACAATTATATACAATATTCTTGCGAAAATATATATACGATGGTTTTGATATGGGTCTATGTCATGTTAAAGCGTTGATAATCAGTTGATAAAAGAATTTTTGATAGAGTTATTAAAGAATTTGCCAGTTCCTCGTATCTTTGCACACGTAATCGGTTACATGTGTGAATAAACAAAATGTACAACTTTTATTTCTTTAGGAATTATGGCAGAAGAAGTAATTAAGACTACCTCTTGTTGCAACGATGCAATGATGGGCGGTCTGCTTGGAGCGATGGCAAATCGTGACAGCAATCCTTTGGCAATGGCGGCTATGATGCGTAACAGTGACGATGATGATAAGTGGAACAATCCATTTGCCTACATGATGATGATGGGCGTGATGAAGTGGATGTATGGCGACAACTGGAACAACCGTGACAATGGCGCAGATGTGCAGCGTGCGGAGATTCAGAGTCAAATCGAGAGCTTGCGCAACCAGATGGCAGACAACCAGAATAGCAACTTGCTGATGGGTGCCATCCAGGGTAACGGCAACGACCTTAAGATGTTGGCAAGCAATCTGAACTGTGACTTCAACGCCTTGCAGAACTCTATCTGTGGCATCCAGGCAGGCATCCAGCAGCTTGGCGGTCAGGTAGGATTCTCGGCAGAGCGAGTAATCAACGCCATATCGCAGGGTGACTTGCAGATGACAATTGCGCTTAAGGATTGCTGCTGCCAGACGCAGCAGAACATTATCCGTATGGGTTATGAAAACCAGATGGGCCAGAAGGACATCGTTAACCAGATGCAGCAGGGCTTTAGCTATACCAACACTGGTATAGAAAGAGCAGCTTCGAACCTCGGTTTCCAGATGCAGCAAGACAAGTGTGACATCATCCGTGCATGTGAGAACAACACCCAGCGCATCATCGACACCTTGACAGGGCATTGGAGCCAGGAGCAAGCAAACGAGATTCAGGACTTGAAGTTTAAGAACTCTCAGCTGCAGCAGAACATCTACCTTGCCAATCTGATGAATGGCGGTTGCGGATGTGGCGCAGGTGTAGCAGGTGGCTATCAGTAAAAAGGTAAAGAATGAAACAGAAGCGTAGTGGTATGAACAAGATTTCTCCAGTGGGCTTGGCTACTACAGCATTGGTAGCCAACCAAGTTTCAGTTTTAGCTACTTACAATGAGAAGCTTTGCAGACCTTATTGCGTGAATGGCAGCGTGCAGCCACAGACAAGCATAACCTACAGTTATGAGCAGCCTATCCTGAATGGCACAACGGTGTTTGTGCCTATCGTGGCGACAATCTCCATCATTTCTCCTGTAATAGGCAACAGAAACGTGATGAGAGCGCAGCCTTTGATTTACACGGAAAGATGGGTAGCAGCCTTCCAAGGGCAGACAGCACTGCCAACGGCTGTAACTATCGCCAGTGTTGGCAGAACGCAAAAGGCTAACGATGTGGTATGCGGAAAGGCTAGAGGCCTGAGCATATTTGACAGTCTAACCGTAGCATTGACTACTGCTTAGTATCATTATAGAGGGAAATGGTGGATGGTGTGTAAGCCATCGTTTCCCTCGCATTATCCATTTAAAACGATAAGATTATGATATTTAGAGACTTGAAGGCTGGATTTCCAATCTATCTATTTGATAGAGCCAGCAGAAAATTTAAACAAGGTAAGGTGACGACCAATCCATGCCCTGACTTTGAGAATGGCAAGCAGAACGTAATGGCTGCTATGCCAGGAATGCCGAATTATGGGGCAAGGAACGTGAAAGTAAACGTGCAAACTGAGGATGGCAAGCAGTCTATCTACTCGGTTGTAGATACTGAGCAAACAGCATACAGCGACACCCTTGTAATATCCTGTAGTAAGGAGAGTATCATCAACGAGGTAAACGCATTGAAGAACCAAGCCAATGACATCATCAATAAGATGCCGGACTTCAAGCAGACCGTAAAGGACTGCGATCAACTTCTCTCAGAGTTGGACACATCATTTCGTGACCAGCAGAGAACAAATCAGCGACTCGACAACATGGAAAACAAGTTGGACGAGATTTTCAAATACGTCAAATCACAAAAACAAGAATGATATGAACTTAGTAGAACTTATCACAAAATATCAGAGTGACGCCACACCGGAGCAGATGGTGAAGGTAACTAAGATCATCGGCAAGTTTGTGGCCATGCACGCAGAGGAAAATGACCTTCTGAAGTTGTATAAGGAGATTTATGGGGTTGTGGGTAACGGCCACTTCAACGACTTCTTTGCTGAGGCTCAGATCAAGAAGATGGTGTTTGAGGATGACAAGGAGGTAGAGCATCGTGCTCCTTACTATACCATTGCCAAGACGCAGGAAATCTATGAGACGGTGAAGGACGAGATCAGACCTTACAACCAATGGGATTTTGCCGTGGTTCTGAACATGATCTACTCTGACAACTATAATCTGATGATGAAATGGTTCCCGGAGGACAGCGAAGAGCAGTTGATGGATAAAATGGTGGATCTTGCCGTAAATTGGCTGAGGGATGATGATAACCCTTATGGCCATTGTAAGGCTTGGGGGTACTTCAATTACTAAATTAGTTAAGAGTGAAGAATCCAATTGCTTTTCAGACGAGTGTTTAATTTCCATAATGACCTAAGATATATAAAAGAAAACTATCAGAAGAAGAGAATGCAGGCGGAAAATGGGCTTGTGTTCTCTTTTTTCGTATGAAGTTGCGCAACTTATCACAGAGAACTGGGAATGATGGCTTATATTTGCATCGTTTCCATAACGGAGTGTGGACGGATAAATGAAAAAGAAAATGAATGATATTCGAGGTTACTTAATTGGGACGATATGGACTTTTCTGAGTCTGATGGTTCCCATCAGGGATTTTATGATTGCCATGATGGTATTATTTGGGTTGAACCTGTTGTTTGGCATCGTGGCTGCAGTTTTTAACGGTGAAGAATGGAGCTGGAAGAAATTCGGTATGTTCTTCGTATGCTGTGCAGTGTTCTTCGTGACGGTGGCTGCATTGTTTATTATCGGTCATTTCTTGCATTCTGATACAGAGGCTCTGTTTTGCGTGAAGTGGGTGTGTATAGCTGCAACCTATCTGTTCACGACCAACATATTGAAGAACCTGAGACGGATGTTAGTGTCAGATACGCCCTTTTATAAACTTGTGGACTATGCTTATTATGCGCTGACACTTGGATTCGTAGAGAAATTCCCGATGTTTAAGAGATACCAAGAATATAAAAACAATAAAGAAAATAATATCTCATAACTTATGAAATCGAAACATTTAATTATCTATCTGTTCGTTTGGATAGCGTATTTCTCAATGTTGTTTCTGACGAGTTGTAAGACGAAGACTGTGACGCAGGAACATTATATTACGGACCAAACAAAGAACAAAAGTTTGGATGCCTCCTGGCAGGAGCGATTTATCTCTGCTTTTGAGCTGATGGCAAATAGCAGGATCCAGGAGCACGAAACATCTGTAAAGGAAAGTACACATACAAAGGATAGTACTTCAACCACTGTAGATCAGAATGGAAAGCCTATCAAGACAGAGTCATGGCACTCTGTTGTGACCAACAGGAACACAAAAGAGGTGCTGAGGCTAAAGGATTCCATTAACATCATATCTAAGAAGGTAGATAAATATCAACTTCTTATGGTTCAAAAAGATTCGCTGATTCGGTTAAAGCAAGACTCTATTAACATTATGAGGCGAGAACTAACCAAGAATGAGCAGCGACTTATGACTATAGGGAAGGTAAGTCTTGTTGCGTTAGTAGGTATCATCATGGCCATCACAACTGGTATTCTTGTTTGGTTATGGCATCGTAGAAAAAATGTGAACAAGTATGAAGACAATAACAATTAAAATCATCAAGAAAAGCGTGATGGGAGTGGTAGAAGGACTATCTGCCACCATTGCGCAGCATAACCCAGAGGTGGACTTTCAGACCGTCTGGGCGAGCGATGGCGAGGAAGCGAAACTGGATATATACTATAGGGAGGCGATAACCGACCTAGAGAATTTTCTTGCGAGGTTTTCTTCTTCGACCACACAGAAGTTTGATTTGCAGGCTCTGGCTGATGATTTCTCTATCAATATAGTGACACTTGCTTCTTGGCCGCCAAGGTTAAGTGGTTTGCTGACCAATCAGATTCAGAACTATCTTGTGCATGCAATCATTGCCGGGTGGCTGAGCGATTTTCCGGATATGGCTCATACGGACTATGCCAGTATGGGAGCGAGTGACCTTGATGCCATTAAGGAGATTTTGTTAAAGAAAGACTTTAGCTTTGCTGAGGCTGAAAGAAAAGCCGATGATACAACGAAAGAAGGCTCTTCTGCCATGGCTTCGGCAAGAAATGGGGATGAAATAGGTAAGCAGAAGAATGCGCAGGCAACTGCCGGGCGGTCTGTAGATGCTGAGGCTAAAAGTCAGAATGAACTGGATGCTGAGGCTCGAAATGTGGACGAAGTAGATAAGGATGGCCAGAGTGGGCCGAAAGGATCTGAGCGCAATCAGGACTTCGTTTCGCAGCATTTTCATCAGAATCGTGTAGACTGGAGCGGAGGCAGGCCACCTTATGAACTGAGGTAGATTTATAAATCATCTAAATATTTCGAAATATGGATAGTAAACTAATTACTTTGAGCTTTAGCATGGAGCAGGTATGTAATGACATATTGGCTCGATGCTATGTGTTGAGCCAGGGACTGGTGGATGATGCCCAGAAGGACATCAGAGCCACTATCGAAAGCCCTGACAGTAAAGAGACTCGCAGTATTATTAATCGTGCAGTAACGGAAGCTATCGGTAATATCAAGGTTGCAGCTCAGCGTTATCTGACCTCAGGTAGAGTGGAGGATAACAACAATCTGGAGCGACTTGTGAAGGGTACGAAGAAGTATGTGTACACCGATAACAACAACGGCACATGGACTGAGGTTGTGACCACAAGCATCATCGGCCAGGATGATGAGGAAGTGACTTCTACCGTAACCAAGGCTGGTAATGATCGGGTGGAAAGTATCTATGAGACTGTGACTCTGAAACTGGAGATTCCGAACTGGAACGTGGCTGTGACGGATGCGCTTAAGAGCAATATGCACCGGTATATGGTTGACTATACGATGAGTCAATTTTTGCAGGATCAGTATGCAGATAAGGCTGGACAGTATGGGGAGAGTGCTACAGCAGACTTCAATAATATGAAGAGCAACCTGTTAAGCCGGGATAACTATACTTTGAGACGGCCGAGCTTTACCTAAGAGGGCTATTGGGGACAGGCGATAGAATCGCCTGGAACGGTGGCTTTACTTAATGAAACTTTTTTTTCTTCTTTCGTTTTAGGTGTGTTTATGGAAAGAGCCTTCGCTTCGGGATAACTCCTGATTTGCGAAGGCTCTTGTTTTTTGACATGGCTATAAAGCCATTGAGCGGTTGTTTTTCTGCTAGAACTTGCTGAAACGCCTGATGATTTCGAGGCGCGTATCAAAGTATTGATTCATGGATTTCATCTTCAGGTATAGGGCGATGCGGAAGAAACAATAGCTGTGAGTAGCCATGTAGCTGGACTTCATGCCGCCCAAGCGACCGATGTAATGCCAATTCTGATTATCATTGCTACCATATAACCACATGATTGGTATGCTGCCAGACGTGAGGGAATGGATATAGCCTGTAATGGAATCAGGTACGTTATCTTCATCGAACTTCAAGGTACGAGTAACTATGATACCATGATACTCTGTTGGATCTTCGTAATCGTAACCCTTATCAAGCACCATCACGCTGCCATCCCTATATTGTATGTAGGGGTGTGGGTAGGAATTGATAGCCGTGAGCACGTTCTGTATAAGGAAAGTGCTCCAGGCATTATCCTTGATAGAATAGCAGAGTGCCACCGTATCAGCCGTAGAGGCCCTACTCGTCTGCGTAACATCTAGACAAAAGATGCGAGAGTTTTTGTAATCGTAGATAACCTGACAATGCTGGAAGAACTCTATTGGCGATGAAGTAAAATCTATGAGTTGACGCATCTGAGCCTTGATAGTCTTGACAGATTCGCTATCCCCTTCTGCATCAACGAAGAAGTTGAGGAACTTGCCTAGGCTACCGGAAATGTTGAAGCCGGGACCATCTAAGACATCGGACATAGAAACCACTTGTGACTCTGCTATGCGACTGAGGGAGCGGTTTGTTGCAAAAAGAACGGACTGGTCTAACTGAATGATAGACTTCGGATTGCTACAAACCTCACGACTAATTGGGTGGATGCTGCTATAAGTGCCTTTGGATGAGACTTCCATCGCCCAGATACCATCGGTAGAGAATGCCATTAATGGGTACTGACCAAACTGTCCCTGTGAGAGCGCACGCGTGGTGGAGGCTATACCCTGTATAGTTCCGATACCTACGGTATTGATGCCATTCAGAGGGAAATAGAAGGCATTATCGGACTCAGATGTGTAGATCTTATTGGGAAGTTCTACTACGTCATCAACCGTATACGTAGGAGCATCAACAATGTAATCGTCTCCATCGTCCTCGTATGTACCCATGTGAATAGATCCATTCAACTCATCGCAAGGAGTGAGCGGAAAGCCAAATACTACCACTTCGTCATCTACTACCACATCGTCATCTGGACGTGTGAAAAAGTACATCATATCTGCCCTAGAGTCAGGGTAGAACTTCGCAGCATTACAGAACAGAAATTGCTCGATGTAGTAATAATGTCCTTCTGTATTATATAATCCTCGCTGTTCTACGTACTTGACACCAGAGGTCGTATTAAGCCTTACAACGATTTTATCTACTAAGTAAGTCTTTTTACCAAGAACCTTGATGTATTGCGCCTGAGGCAAAAGAACAGCATCGGTGAATCCTGCAAATAGTTTTTCCTTGATACCATATAAATTGAGGCGGTGATTATAGACATAGCCACCTTCTGCAAAAAGATAGTTATGGGTCTTATAGTCATCCTTCATCTGTTCTTGCAGAGCCACTTGATAGACTGCATTTTTATCGACTGGGAGATAATTGCCTGATCGAGTACAGAAATTATCTAAGTCTAATGTGCAGACCTTGTAGTAAGCAGAACTGTTTTGCAGTTTTTTCTTATACGCATCGTTAGCTAGTGTTGGGAATTTAACTGTAACGTAACCATATTTTTGAGCAGGATTATTCTGAAAATAAGTACAAGACCTTGCACCCATACTTAAGGCATAGGTGCGTGGGCGAATCTGTAAACTACTAATTTTCTCAGATGTGTCTACATTTGTTATAGGAGGAGTAATGAAAAAGTCTACCGACTTGATAACATCCTTCCATTTTCTTAATTCCGTCAGAGATTTTCCTGAACTATCGGCAAGATAATAAAGTAGCGATGTGTTACGTGGATAATAATAGAACGTAGCACCTTTGAAATATACAGCTAATGCTGTACCTTTGCTATCTTTTCTATTATATCCCTTTTCGTTTTCATAATTTATAGCGGAGTTGATTGTGGCATTTCCTTCATTCCAATTACCATAGGCATCAATAGAACCCTCGCTAAAACCATTAGATGGAAAATAAAAATTAGCAGCTTGCACTAAATAGGTATTCGGTACTTGTACTGGTATGAATACAGGCGCAGAATGCATGATCATGCTACCATCAAACATACGGTAACAGTAGCGAATGAAAAAATTGGCATAGAAGCGACCATTACGAGCTATCATATTATTAGTACGATTAACTAAAGCATATATGGACTGTGTCAAGTCGGAAGCTTTTTCCTCCTTAATATTTACGCAAATATCGCCAGGATGCCAAGTTTCTCCTTTCACTTTGGTATAGGCTTCATCGCACGATATGGTACTTTGTTGCCATGCTTCGTTAAACCCATTTTTACTACCCTCTGCATCTATACCTCCAGATGGGTAATCCTCTGGATTATCTTTATTTTCGACAGTAAAACGAATGTTAAGAAACGGTGGTTTAAATCCAAGATACAGATAGTCACCACCATTGTTCTCACCATTGCGCTCGAAGAGAGCGTAACGAATACCATCACTACAGATTATAATGAGAGTATTACCTATAGAACTAACAGACTTTAATGTACCTTCTTGAAACGAACATATAGTATTCGTATGGCTTCCATAATCAGCGAACCAATGGAGAGAGTTTTCTTTTTCGTGATAACCTATGAAATTCTTATAACCATTGGTTTCATGAATATATACTAACTTCGTGTCACCAGCTTCATTTACCCACAACTTTCCGGGTATTTTTGTTCCTGTGACAATAGAAGGGCGCAATGCGCCATCATGCAGCTCTAGATTGCCGCAGAGGGATAGCGCACCGTTTTCTACTGCCATTTCATCAGGAGTGAGGCTGAGGCCTTTGTATCTAATTGATTGTTGCATATTTCTTAATGTTTAATATTTTATTATCGACAATGCTCGCTGTCGGCCCTATTGACGATTGCTAAGGCTGGACAACTGACGCCATTTACATTGAGATTGATGGTTTCATTAGCCGTAACCAGTTCTATCTGCTTAGTACCAGTCGGGATATTCGGTATATAGCTGAGCAAGAAACTGACGGTAGAAACATTACTGGCATGGAGCTGCCCCTTACGGCCAGACAGTTTGATGCATACTACTTCTTTAGCTTCTATATCTGGTGTAGACTTAATGACATACATCTGCTTACTTTCTGTATGGAAGCAGAAACAAATCTTATCACCCGGATGGAGATCCAGCAGTTTGCAAGGACTAGACCTTAGAGTGATACGCCCATTCAGATTAAGGGCAAGTCCTCGCTTCTGAACGCGAGGACGATTGAGAATAATGACATCATTTGTTTGCTTCATGATCTGTAGGTTTGTGGAGCCAGAAACGGAAATAATCGTTTTCGGCATCCTGGTTGCGTACTTTGACGTATTCTCTGGTAACATAGAAATGCTTCTTGCTAAGAGTAGGGTTGAGGCCGTAATCATTCAACATCATTGCTGGCTCTACTCTGCCATCGAAGGATATTTCATACCAGTAGCGATGGAGAAAGAACCATGGACGAAGACGGACCTCCTGAATGGTGGTGTAATTACTCTTGTCTGCCCGGCACGGTACGATGCTCCAGCTACCATCCTGCCAATGCTCTGTGGTCACTTCTCCACCTGGTGCCATTTCATGTTTCTTGATGATGGACTTCTGAATCTTAACGATCAGGCAAACATCAGCCGTGAAAACTTTAGCCATTTTTCCATGGCAGAGCATGACGAAGCGGCCTTTCTTATCAGGCAGTAGGCTACGCTGTTTGCCCGGCTTATTGATGACACAGACGGTGGAGAGGAACTTATGTCGAGCCATGGAGAGAAAATCGGGCAGTTTCGCCTTGGCGTGCATGCGGTCGATGACCTTCTGAACCTTTTTGAAGTTTTTCTCTGCCTGAGTCTCATGAATAGTGACCGGAGATTGAGGTAACTGATCTTTTCCCTTTTGCTCACGAATCTTCTTAACGTTTTCACGAACCTGCTTCTTAGAAGGTATTTCCAGAAGATGCCCCGTTTTCTTATCAAGTCTGTATCTTGTTTTTTGTTTTTCCATAATGAGTATCTTTAGATGTTGCCAGTGTTGAGGCAAATGATTTCGAAATGATGATTCTCGCAGATGTCGTTGCCGTTGGCCATACGATGATTGAAGGAGCAAGGGATATGCTTGTTGTACAGATCACACTGAAGGCAATTATCAGGAACATCTTTCTGTTCTTTGCCGATACCTTCGGTATCTATAATTATACACAGCTCATTAGGTACTGCTCTCACGACACGACCGAAATGGTCATAGAGTTGACCGGGAACGATACAGGTTGCCTCACGGAGGGATGGGAGATTGTAACCCATCTTACGGATAAACCAGAGGCGTAGGTAAATGATTAAACGTTTCAACTTTTTCATATATGATTGATGTTATATATTAATAATGTGGGTAAAGGTACGAGAAAAATGAGGATAAAAAGTGATAACTTGCGCAACTTAGCTTGTTGAGAACCAAATTGCGCAAGAATTGTCAGTGATTACTCGGTTTTATCGTCCTTCTCTTTCTGCTTGTTATCAGTAGAAGGCTCATGCTCGAAGACATCAAAAATCTTGGTCTCGCTGAGGCTCTTCAACTCATAGTCTATCATAGTCTTGCCCATAACCTCGTCTACATAACGCTTGGCACGTTCGATGCTCTTGGCTTGGATGAGGTAGTTGACATAGGTACGCTTCTCCTTATCCTTCTTATCATCAATGGTGATGAAAGCCAAACGAGCCTTGAACCAAAGATCATCGTCATCAATATCAGAGAAGAAAATTTCGTTGTAGTTGGCAGGGTTGATGTTGGCAATCTTAAGTTCACCAGATACATAGACTGCCATGTTATCGATGATACTTGCTTCTGCCTCGGTGAAGGAGAGGGCATCAACAACATACAGCTCGTTTACCAATTTATCGTTTCCATCCTCCTGGATCTTCTCATAGCGTACCTTGCACTCGAACCATGTGCTTGTACGAGAGCGGAGGAAAGAACCATTACCTGTGCCAATGAAGGACTCCTTTTTAGCCTCTTCCTGAGTTTTTTTTTCTGTCTTGTTCATAATCTTAAGAATTTAAATTGTTATTAATAATTTTGTCTATCTCTTCCTGAGGTAGCGGTTTTCCGTCTTTGCCAAGATATTCCTTGCAGATGAAATACATGGTGCCAGGAGGGTAGGGATGGCGGTAGTGGTCATTCAACTCTATATTGGCAAGCTGCTCATCCGAGGAATTAAAGATAGAACGAGCCTGATGTGCTCTTGGCCGTTCCATGACGTGGTACTGGATAATGTAGCCATCTTTCTTTATCTGCTCGTCTTTGAGACGTATGAGCATCTTATCTATCTTGGCTTCTTTCTCCTTGATGGTCTTGAAGAGGGAGTTGACCAGCTCCTTGTCGGGCTGTGGCTTCTTCTTCTCTTGGAAATATTGGATGGTTGAGGCTCTAAGTTCTGCCACCAGAAGGAAAAATCTTCCGTTGTCGTTCTGAGGGACATCATTTCCGTCTGCCTTCATGATGATGCCATCAACACGCTTTTCAAGTTCGATGGACTGGCGCAGTATCTTCTTATCGCGGTGTGCCCAATATTCCTTTTCCGTGGTTCGCATAGCTGAAACCAGCTTGCGAAAGGATAATACTGATTCTTCACTCATATCTTATTTGATACCTAAAGTTTGTTTGACTTTTCTGATGCGTTCCTGCTCCTTGGGGAGGAGGTTACCTTTTTCGTCTATTCGGCAGAGGAGTCTGAGATTTGGCTTGATGGTAATCCACTTGTGAAGACCATCGTGCTCACGCTTTATCTGTCGAAGTTGGGCTTCTTTCAGTCTTTCGTGCAAATGCTGCTCATGACGAAGTTTACTGATCTCGTTCTGTATTCTGTCCATTGTTAAATTCTTCTGAAGGGGTTGTATCTAATATTGAATCCCATTGATCATTACCCACAATATCTAATGCTCTTATAACATCACACACTTTTACAAAGGTATAATCATTCTTATATTTCATATTGTTAATATTGTGAAAATTAAAAGCACAAGCTTGTAGATATTCTTTGAAACGCTTCTTTTCTTCCAAAGAGAGGTATGATGTACGAGAGAGAATTTTATTTTCTAATCCCTTTAATGCTACCTCATTTTGCATTCTATATTTATCTACGCTTGTAGAGAATGAAACAGAAGTTTCATCAAAACGCTTAAAAGTCTTATCTATCATCTTTAAAAACTTGTCTTGACTCAAATTGAGGTCTCCAACTTCAACCTTTAACCTGGATAGAGCTTCTTCCGTATCTTTCAAACGAGATATTTTTCTTTTGACAGTATCGGAAGCAGAAGCTAACACCTCTAGAGATCTTTCTAGATTGGCATCATTTTTCTTGATAGCTTCTCTGTATGAGATAAGTTCATCACGCTGATCTGCGATAATTCGCATCATACGCTTGTTTCTGTCATCGAAGCGAACCTTGAAGTTCTTGTCTCTTAGCGTGCAAGAGACGATGCCAAGCGTGATAACAAAGACCACGCTGAGGCAAATAATTAATGTTATTGTTACATACATAATTGTATTTTTTTATTGTTCTCACTTATTTCTTGTCTGGAAAATCCCCTCTGGAAAATCCCCCAACAATACAATACGAGTTTTTAAAACATTGTAGTAATGTCTCATTGCATGATATTGAGAAAGCATTAATGCTGTCTGAACAGTTCCGCATTTTTCAACGATCTTGTCGTAATCATTCTCATCCAAGAAAGCATCGAGTTTATTAAAACGTTCTTTCAACTCCTTGAACTCAATAATGAGGCGGTCCTTGAAGTCTTCTGCTACCTGGTATGACTTTTCGAACACATCCTTAGGTGACCATGAATCGTAGGTACTGCCATCCAGGTTCGTGTATTGGACGTGATAGCCAGATCTCCACTCATGATTATCCTCGTTTTTACGAGCAAAACCTTTAGCCACTGCGGTTGCTTCATCCATAGGTGCAGCCATAACCTCTTTTGTACCGATGTACTTTTTCAATTTTGTTGTTTCCATAATTGTATTTTTTATTGTTCACACTTTTGGATTATCTGTGCTAGAATGCTTTCAACACCTTTTGGCTTGAAGAAGCGATTGGCATTGAGGAGAGACAGGGCTTCTTTGGCATTCTTGTTGATCAATGGCAAACGACCTGCTTGATTCTTGTAACTTTTATAATCCGCTTCTAATTGTCGCTTGTATGCCTTACCTTTGTCTAGATAGTCTGCTTCAAGTGCTTTTTCCTTCTCCTTATATTCAGAAATGAGAGCTGCTTCTTTTTTGGCATACTCATCATTGAGAGACTTTTCCTTGTCATCCAACTTTTTCTCTTTTTCTTTATATTTCTGAACAGAGGATTCGTAACTTTCACGTGAAGCGTCTCGCTGCTTGATGCTTCGGTTTATCTCGTCCTTCATTTTGTCTTCAACCTTCAAGCGCACATCTTCAAAGCCAAGGTAAGACTCAGATGTCTCAATTGTTCTTCTTGGCTTATCGTCTCGTGAATAAAGATGATCTGTTTGACTACCACAAATTCCGTCAAACGCGGATCTCTCATACTCTACTTGCACTTCCTTGCGGATGATAACTCTGGAACCGTCTTTGAGGGAAGCGATGGTCTTATCCTTCTCTTTGACGGTCTCTTCTAATTCCTTTACTCGATTCTTCAAGGTTTCGAACTCTGAATAATCTACATTTACTACAGCCATAATTGTTATGATTTGAATTTAACTTTTATATATTTCAGCATTCTCTATTGGGATGTCGTACCACGGAATGGAATAGCCTTTATCTTTCATTTCTTCTGTCAATTGACAGCGATAATGGCTGCCAAAGAAATTTTGCCAGACGTTATCCACCTCCAAAATCGTACCTGCTGGAAGCTCAGGCTTCGGCTTAAACCATGGGCGTGGATATTTTGTCGTTTCGTGAACATCCTGAGCGCACTTCGTTGGTTTGAATAATTTTATCTTCATTACTCTAATTCTTTTCGTTACTCATTTTTATTGCTTTTCTAGCCAGTTTTCCTAAAGTCGAAGAACTAGCTTCTGGAAAGCGTTCTTTGAACTTTGCTCTTACTGCATAGAATATTTCGCTTTTTCTTTTTGCTTCTCTGTATTTGTCTTGTATGGAAGACAGTTGGCTGATAGCCTCTCCTGCTTCAATGGTAAAGCTATCATCAGAGCTTGCTTCAATCTCTGTTACAATTTGAGACCAAGCAAAACTTATAGCATCGTATTCGGATTCTGTTAAGTATATATTCATTGCTCTAATTCTTGTTTAATAATTCTCAACTGTGATAAAACATGCTCTGCATTGATAAACTTGGAGTCAGAAACATTTAACACGGATTCTATCTCAAGGATGAGCATATCAACTCTTAATTTGACTTTAAACTCTTTCTCTTTCATACGTTTTGAGCTTGCTTTTAAGATTTATAATTTTATGTCTTGCTCTTGCTTTGTCATAACTTTGCAGCCAAGATGCTTATTAAAATACTTTAAGTCCTTTCCGTTAATTTCTCTATCTGCAACAAATCGGTTATGCTGCAAAATACGAGACGATGCTATAGTTCTGGAACCTGCGATCTGCGCTGCAGACAGACTTCCATGGTATTCTTCCAATGTTTTGTCTATCTCATAACCAACAAAGTTTCTACCACAGTTTAATGCGGCTTGCATTGTCGTTCCAAGACCAAGGAATGGGTCGAGCACCGTGTCTCCCTTGCACGAATACATGTTGATAAGACGGTAAGGTATTTCGTAAGGGAAGGCTGCGCTTCTTGTTCGAGATTTTCCGTTAGCCATCTTCTGCTTTACACCCTTCACATTCCAGGTGTCAGAAAACCACGTATTTCTCTCTTCCCAGAAGAATGCGCTTTGTCTTCGATTCTTCTTTTCCTCCTCGGTCTTAAACTTTCGCTTTTTACCCTTTCTGAATATTAGTATATATTCGTGTTCGAGGGTGACATAAGCACCACAGGGAAGCATACCACTTCCCATGAACTTATTTGGGGCATTGGTTTGTTTTCTCCAAATGACGCATGGAAGTTCCGTAAAACCAAGGCTTCTGCAAAATTGCGATATTTTCGCATGATTATTGAACAGTTGGAAGTTTCCATTGATAGTTCTTGTAGCATCTCCTATATTGATACAAAGGAAACCTCCTTCTGAAAGAACCCTGTAACACTCCCTCCATATATTGTTGAGTATTCCATGCATTAAATCGAAAGATACGGATGGATTATCTGCAAGGTTGCACGCAATGGCTTTATTTTGCATTGCAAATATATCGTCCCACATTTCAACCATCGGATATGGAGGCGATGTTACTACAATATTGATGCTTTCATCTGCTAACTCTTCCATATTGCATGCCGACTTATAATATATATTTCTTTTCATACGCTACACCTCCATTTCTGAGTTTAGATCAAGGAATAAGAGAATATGTTGTAACTCATGCAAATATTTGAAGTTGCATAAATGTACACCTCTCCAATACATAGTCCAATTCTTCACATTTTTCCAGATTTCATAACAATCATTTTCTATATGTTTGTAAATATGACTATGATTGACTACTTGCCTATAGCTGTTCTTCTCTAGTATGGAAGGAGTAAGAGGGATAGGAACAATATCCTTCACCCATGCACCACAGTCACCAAATAGGAAACCTTCATCATAAACGGTTTTTCCTTTTATGTTGGAAAGAGTGACGGAACCTTTAAGCTCAGTGATAACATCTCCAGATTCCACTTTTGCATATTTATCAGCATTACTTTCTGTGACCTGGTAAACGATGCCCTTTTTGGTTCCGATAGGAATGCCGTTGGTCATCACCAAATCACCTGGTATATAAATTGTCTTTTCCATTTTCTTAATTTTTTACTTTGTCATACGCTTTAATAGTCTTCAAATTCGTTTGATTTCTTAATGATGTAATTGCTATCAATTCGTATGCGAGCATCGAACATGATGCATCTGGCTAAAACAAGCAGGATGTGGTCGTTACTGACACCGGAGAACATTGGGAATGAAATGGTACATTTTCTGTTCTGTACATTTATTGTATCAAAATGGTAATTTTCATCTGAATTCTTTGTTGGCAAACCTAAGATGCTGTATGTATCATCACTACCAATCTTTGCGAGAGTGAAATTATATTCCGTCTCTTCGTCATCTTCACAGATACTGATATGTACTTTCTTCCAACCATAGAAATCCTTGTCAGATACTTCAAGTTCAAAGCTGTTATTGCTATCAACATCTTCCAGATCTACTTTTTTCATCATGTCTTCTGCCAAATTGGTGAGCAAAATGGTTCCATCACCTTCTTCTTTAAGATGAGTGAATCCTTTTCGAAGTTCTTGCGCAAAGCTTTCGACACATTTCTTGTTGACGAAATTCTCTATCTCGGCAGTCAAGGATTTGCTCAACAACTCTGAGAACTCAGGCAATTCGAGACAAGTAGAAGGCGCATTCTTCGCCATGTATTCCTTCAACTGCTTTCTGTAAGGTGAATTGTAACCGAGATAGTAGTCTTTTACTTCTTCGAGTGCTGCCTTCATAGCAGCATCTTGTGCAGCCTTCTGGATAACATTCATATCCAAGACTGGAGCGGTGATTTTAAAATCTGTTTGCATAATAATTATTTTTCTTTGTTTATATTTTTTTTGAGGGACCAGCGATAGAATCGCTGGGAACGGTGGCTTTTACCACATTCTTGTTTTCAAAATAATCAAACGTTTATTGCGTTTAACTAGATTTTCTAACTTTTTCATATCAGATAAATACTTATCCACAGTCTTCATTGTCTTTTTCATAAGCTACTTATTCACTTTGACTAAATTTTTGAGATTGTTGAAAGCCTCATAGTCTATAGAGCAGATGAGAAGCATAAAGAGAATGAATGTTAGTTCTGTTTGCATAGTTACTTCTTGCTTTTGATGATTTTATTTAATAATTTTTTGTTTGACTCGGTTGCCGGATCAGAGTGATAGACTACGCTGACATCATGCCGGGCAGAGATAGGAATGTGGCGCATGTAGTCATCGACTTGCTGCTTCACTTCCTCTAATGAGCGACAGAGGACGTATTTATAGCCTGCTGCCTCCCAGAAAGCCTGGAACTCCTTCTGCCTGGCTGACTGCTGATTGGTGTGGCCATACTTCAATTCTATGCCCAGGGCATGATAGAAAGCCTTGTGGGGGCTGAGGTCACCAATGTTCTCTTCATATCTGATTGAAGGGAGAGCCAGGATGAGATCTGGAACGCCTGGGACCACGCCCGATGCTGCATTGATGGCTAGCTTCTTGCCACTGGTAGCACCGTCTGCCTCGTTCTTGGGATGGAAGAGGAGTGTGGAGAAAGCTGGGTACTGTAGTCGAAACCATCGTACACAGGCTATCTGCAACTGACCTTCACGCTGCACCTTCTTCTGTTTGGTAGCAGATTTCTTGGTGTATTCAGGATAATTGCCGTTGAGGCGGTCGATTAATTCTTGTCTGTCCATAATCGTATGAATTAAATTGTTTGTTACTTGTATCTTAGTCGCTGAGGAGAGACTGGAGATAATTCTGAGTCTGATCATCCAAGTCGGCCAGTGACTGTTCTTCTTCTGCCACCGATGGATTCCAGACGATGCCCAGTTTAGCTAGAGTGCCATTCTTGTAGGCATCTATCACCATCTTTGCCATCGAGCCATTCGGGTTCTTCTTGGAGGCTTCTATCCAGCCGAGATACTTCTGCCGTAGGGCTTCGGTCTGTTCTTTCTCCTCAGCCTTTTTGCGCTCTTCTTTCATTCTGAGGCGAGCTTCTATTTCCTCGTTGGTCTCCTCGCGTTGAGGCTGTGGAGGAGAAGGTGGTGGAGAACTTGAATGCTGAGGCTTCTTCCCGGCTGAGGCTACAACTGTAGGATTGTCGAAGGTTCCTTCCATCAGAGCCTCGTAGTTTTTCGGATTGAAGAGCCAGTTGAAGGAGATATAGCATCCACCATCCTTGCGCCCTGAGAGAAGATCGGAGTTGAGAGCCTTGCGAAGCATCGGTTCTATATCCTCGAAGGAATAGTCTGAGATAAACTTTGCCACCATCTTCTTGCGGTCGGGAGTCATCTTTGAGATTGGCTTGACCTGCGTGCCCAGAAAGAGGCGATTGAAGAGTCTTAGCACTTCCGAGAACTGAACTTCCGGATCCAACGACTTTTTTTCTTTTTTTTGTGTGTGGGTGTGGGCTTTCTCCTTTCTTTGTTTGTTTTCTTTTATAGGGGGTTCGGGGGAAATGTTTTCTTTTATTTGTTTCTTTCCTCTTACTTCTGTGCCCTTACCCTTGCCCTTGTCTGTGCCCTCAACTTCGGCAGAATCTTCGGAATCACCTTTATTTAAAGGGGTTTCGGGATTGTTAATCTGTGCCCTATGCTGTGCCTTTTGGTGTGCCCCTTGTTTAGGGTGTGCCCTGGAGCGTGCCCCATCTTTGCCCTTAATCGTGCCCTTAACTGTGCCCTTGTTATCTTGAAGATACGCTGCACAATCTTGTGTATCAGTAACTTGCGAAGTTAAAATCTGTGCCCCTGATTGTGCCCCTATCTGTGCCCTAAAGAGTGCCCCATTCTGTGCCCCAAGTGGGTTTTGATAGGGTAGTATGCAGTGGGAGAGGGGATGCGAACTGTTAACATACACTATTGTTGAGGCTTTAGGGGAGCTGCATTTTGTGATGATTCGCTCCTGTATGAGAACATCGATGGCACAGCGGATAGACTTGACCGAGGTATGGAGCCGATCAGCGAGCATACGTAAGGAGAGCGTAGCAGCGGAAGCCTCATTGTGGGTGGCAGACAGGAGCACGTAGATGAGCACCTGTACCACCACCGGACGATGAAAATAACGCCACTGCAGCAGCTCTGGAGTAAGAATGTAGCCATCTGTTTTCATTTGCTGTTTCTTTTATTTGGAATATAGAATTTACATTATTATATTGTAACTCATTGTTTGTAGGACCAGGAGCAACCTCCTGCGGTCTTACGCTTGCCTCGTAACACTTGGCAGATGTTGGATGCCGATATGCCAGTACGTCTTTCGGCATTTTTGATGGATAAATAGCAACGTGTGGTTGTACCATTATTCATAACTATAGCCTTGCTATTCAGTGTTTTAGACTTCTTGCGACTGGCGGAATATACACTAAGTCGGGAGCACCAAGAGAGGTTGGAAAAATGATTGTTGGTGAGCTTTCCATCCTTATGCCTAACGAATGGTTGATTCGCCTTGTTGGGGATAAAGGTCTCAGCCACCAGCCTATGAACCAATTCTTCGTGCATCTTTCCCCCATAGAAAAGACGAACACGGAACAAACCGCGAGCATTTATGCTCTGGGTAACGATAGCACCCTTTTTCAGACATAGTGTGCCATTGTTGTCCACCATCCTTGGATGCCTTCGGATTCTGCCGAAGGTGGATGCCTGGTATTGGTTGGCGTAACGTGGAATGTTTTTCCAAAATTCCTTTTCCATATCTATTATTTATTATGCGTTTCTGTGCTTCAGGAGCCACTGTAGGTGAGCAGCCTTAGAAGGATCACGGAAGAGGGATTTTGCCTTATCTATATCTGGATTCAGCATTATCTTCTTTTCTTTCTTTGCTGCTGCTCTTTTCTTCTGATAGTATCTGCGCTGGTACTCCTTCACCTTTTCGGGGTGATTTTGTCTCCAGCTCTTAGATTTTTCCAGCAATTTTTCTTTGTTGCGCTGATAGTATCTCTGATAATATCCAGTGCCGTTGGCTCGTTTCTTGGCTGCATTTTCCCGATATAGCTTTTTCTTTTCGGGATGATCCTTGATGTATTTGCGAGAATAGGCGAGCATTTTATCACGATGCTTAAGATAGTATTCTCGCTGCCTGGCTATGCGGTCTGACTTTGCTTTTCCTGATTCCATAATGATTGAAATTATATAAAAACCACATTTCTGTTTTCCTAAAATGGGTCAGTGGTGAATGCCATTTTCTCATTACCTTCGTATTTAATGCATTGGACAAAGTCACCTACCTGCCCGGTAGGCAATAGCAAAGCGTTGTACATGTATGGGGAATGATCACCTATACGTGTTTGTACAAAGATTGCTGGTCTCCATTTAAATTCATCAAGGTTGCGCACAAGAACCTTATCGAAGGTTCTGAATGATAGCCGTTCCTTGTTCTTTTTCCATAGAGTGTAAGCCTTTTGGAACAAACTGGCTTCATCCTCTGTCGCTTCTCGAAGTTCCTTTTGTACGCTGATACGCATGTCGAAGGCTTGGTCGGTCACGAACTTCTCGGTCTCAATCTCATACTGATTGCCAAATGTCAATGTGTCTTGGCTTTCGTTCTTGGCGATGAGTTTGCCTATGATGGTCAACTCATCGCCATCCTCGTCTTCTTCGTTGAAGACGTAAAGGTTGCCAAGTTCGAAGTCAGGCATCGTCTGTTTGTTGTTCTGTTCCATATTGTCCTCCAACTCTTTAAGTGCCTTCTGTAAATTATTGCGAGCCATTTCACAAAGCCTAATAGTAAGCAAATCATAAGATAGCTGCTCTTTGGCACGTTTAATATACTCAATAGCTTTTTCTTTGTTCATTTCTTATCCTCCTTTGCCTTTAAGTATCTTCGTTCAAAACTTTTGAACTGCCTGTTTATAGCATGAGCTTCTTCATCGAAGCCTTCATCTAAAGTACCAGACATAGCCATAAGGGATTCTGTAGCTTGAAAAAATGCATCAAAGTCCTTATCTGTTACATTCATTATTGCCATAATTTTATTTTTTATCTATTTGTTCACAACAATATCCAATTAAGAATAATCCAGCACCTAGAACAATAGTGCCAAGTTCCCAACATACCGAAAATAGTACATGAAATAAAGCAAAAAATGCTAAAAGAGCACCAATTATTTCACATAAATAAGCCAATTTCTTTATATTCATATTCTAACAATATTATAATCCTTTTCTAATGGTGGAGGAAGGCGGAGTCGAACCGCCTTTCTTTCCAAATTTTACCATGCAGTTATCATGCGAGCTTATCCGTGCCTTTAATCCCTGTCGCTCACTCCGTGCGCCCTGCATTCCAGCTACCTCCAAGTTGCCGGGATACGTTGCCCGGTCGTTGACGATGGTTTCGACGAATCGCTTTTCCGTGCGATTGACGAAATTGACAAATAGACTTTTTCATATTCTCTTCTTTTTACCCTCCCTGTTTCCAAAAAGGATGGTTAGTTACTCAGTTACTTCAATGTACTTAACAGGATTGTTTGGGTCTGCACAACATGCATGTTGAATACACTCAAACTTACCATCAAATACGCATCCTACACATTCTAACGTAGGGTCTGGAACTTCTTTATTCATAATCTATTTGTTTATATCCTTTGCAGGATGGATAGTTTATCTATTTTTCATTCACATGGCAGTTTCTCCTGATGCTGCACGTATCTTTTGTGCTTAAGGCAATACTTGCCATTGATGCAGTTACGCCCATCATGGCAGAGGAGGCACTTGCGAGCTGCATGGGTGCTCTTACTTCTGGAATCGCTCATAATAGTAAGTTACTATCTGATGCTCGGTAGGCTGAAAGCCATTACGAGTGGTAAGAGTATCTACTATCTCATCATAGGTACTCTGAGGCATCTGTAAAATGAGATTCTCATCATGATAGCCCTGAGAGAGTTTACTGAGGCAGAGCCATCCAAGGACTAGCCAGATGGCAATGCAGAAGATGGTCTTAATTGTTTTCATAACTTTATCTTATTTGGGACACAGATAGTCTTGAACTTGGCAGGCACAGGCTTCCAGCTCTGATACTTTGTATTCGTGTCGAGTAATTTTGCCATTTCTGCCTCTGGCAAAATCCTTCACCTTTCCTTCACGTTTCCATCGCTCAACGTTTTTTCTTCCGTAGATGTCGTATGCCTTGGCTTGTGTGAGGAACGGACGTTTACCCACAGCCTTGCTGACTTCTTCTTTCACAACGTTGCGTATTGCTGACAGAAATGTATCAAAGGATAGCATCTTATCTGCAAACTGGATTTGTACTACTTCGTTCATGACTATTGTTTTTATTTGGTTCTTGTAACTGTGATGATCTCTTTCTCCCGGTTGATCTTGGTTTTGAACTTACGACAGTAAATTACACCTAATTCCGAGCAGGTTGTCTTGATCGTTCTCATTCGCCTGATAGGAAAACTGATTGATTTACCCAACTCCAGTTCTCTGATCTGAGGTCTGAGTGGTACTTTTTCTTCTGACATATTGCTTGATTTTAATTATTATTTTATTAGTTGGAAATCGTAAACGAAAACGAGAGGATTGCTGTCCCAGTGTAGGTGGAGTTTACAGCTAAGCATCTTGTATGCTTCGATAGGAGTTCTGTACCACCATTTCTTCACAAATCTATCAAATGTGGCATCGTATGAATAGGCATAGTCAATGCCTTCAATGTGGCTACAGTAGATTCCTTCTTTCATGCAGTCATCGGTGCTGATGTCCTGTAGTCTTTCACACCGAATTTTGGTAATTTTGATTTGATGAGGCATCAAATCAGACTTCACAAACATCTTGTTTGACCATCCTATGGGAACTTCCCTTATGAATATATCATTGGCAAACGGAATGTCGCAGTATCTTTGTGCGACTGCTACGACTTCACCTATTTTGTAAGTGGACTTTGCCACAATCTCATTTCCATCATTGATGATGAGCTTGCCTTTGTCTTTTCCTTCCGTACAGAAGCCGCAGCTACGGATATGCTTGAAAGGCTTTTCATAAGCGATTCTTCTGGTCTGAGTCTTGCGGCCATCTAAAACTGCTTCGGTGAGACCATACTGGTCATTGAACATTATCTTTTTCATACGCCTTGTTTCGTTTGTTGCTTCAAAACATTATTCTGAATGGTTTGCCTTTCAAAGACGGTCTCTTATCGAGAATAAACTTTATTAACGCCTCATATTTAATTGCGAACAATGGACAATACATGTAGTTCAGTGTACATACAAATCTGTCATTGAGCATAATATCGATGAATAGAGCTTTATTCTTTTTCATTTTGTGCCTCCTTCCTCTTTGGTAGGAACTAAGTCCCTGATGTAAGCCCAGTAAGCGAAGCGGAAATCTTTGCGGATGATTCCGTTCCATTTCTTCTTATCGCTTATGTTGAGAGCATCATAAAACGTATGTATGCATGATTGTTCCAAGTTGATGAGTACTGGATGAGTGAAGTTTTTGGAAACACCGATGATAAAGGTGTGCAGATCTTCTGGAACTTCCTTTGCTTCGTGCCAAGATTGGCTGAGGCTGATGTATTCCACCTCATTTTCATAACACCAAGGGTAAAAATTTTTTGGAATCTTATTTTTGTGTCCAATCCAATATTCTTTATATGAAACATTTCCTATGGCCATTAAGCCTGAGTCGTGTATCAAAGAATTTGTTCGAACCCATAACCTTTTAGGCGCATCGGGAACTTTTTTATCTTCATTCTTCATTTTTCTTCAAATTTATTTGGTACTTATTTATTTATTTACTAACTTTACGATGCAAAAGTACAATAAACTTTTGAAAAGTGTATGGTTTAGTGGACGTTATTAGTATATATTAACCCACTTTGTTAAACATTTAAAGGATTTTAATATGAATGTGCAAAGAATAATGGACATTATAACGTCCAATAAACTTAGCAAAATTGATATTGCTTCTAGGATGAAGGTTAGTCGAACAACGTTGGATAACCTTCTGAATGGTGCTGATGTGAAGGTTAGTACAGTTGAAAACCTTGCTGAAGTCCTTGGTGTAGATGTTGCTGAGTTTTTTAGTTCAGAAAAGAAAGCGCCTTCTTTGGCCAATAAGAGTGTAGTAGATATGAATGAATTGGAACGAGAAGTAATAGCTCTAAGGGCGGAGAATAAGGTGCTGAGGGAGATTCAAGGTCTTTCGGCTAGAAGTCAGGTACATGTAGGATAGTTAAAATGTGATGAGTATGGAAGCTTTTTATATTTTGCTGTTAGTATTCGGTATTTTGGTTCTCTTTCTGTGTATAATTAATATTTTTGAAAGAAAAGGTGAAGAACCCGATCTTAATGATTTGAGTACTTGCAAGTCAACCTCTGATTTCACAAGATTCAGAAGAGTTAAAGAGCTTCAATATGATTTAGAACAATCAAATGTTAAAGTTAACCAGTTAACTGCAAAAGTGCAAAACCTTGAATTTATTAAATTGAAATGTGATGCAGACGCACTGATTTCACAGAATAAGATTAATGAATTGAAAAGGTTGGTTGATTCTAAAGAACGGCAGCTGTCAGCTAAAGATAAAGAAATCCAAACTCTCAAATTTGATTTATCTAATAAGAAAGCTGTTATCAATGGCTTGAACTTCGAGAAAAATGAATTGCAAAATTTGACAGCTAAGCTAAATAAAGAGCTTGATGATGAGGCATATATTTATAGTGAACTATACTATAAGTATGAATGTGCCAAATCTGACATTGAGAATCTGGAGCAGAAAGAAGATGATTTTGATCAGATGATTAATGCAAAGAATCCATTTGATTATGTTGCTCATCTTCGTGCTCATGCTTTGGAACACAAGAATATGTATATTGATTCTAATATAGAGGAGCTTGCTTCTTTGTTTAAATATCAGTATAAGTTTGAGTATCTTCTTTCTATATATCCTGAATTGATAAAATTTAAGGATGATAATGCTTATATCAATTATATGCATGAAGAAGAAAAGCGGTGCAACATCAAAAATTGGTTATCTGATGAAGAATATTTCCAGATGACAGAACAAGGCAGAGAGCAGTTGGCTGTGGATCGCTACATTTCAGATAGTTCTAAATGGTCAGACTGGGAGAAAGGGCGCAATTATGAAATATATTCAGCCTACAAACTTTTTAATGAAGGTTACGACATTATTCAGGAAGGCTTAAATAAAAAACTGGAGGATGGTGGACGTGATATTATAGCTACCCATCAAAAGACTGGAAAAGTATTGATAGTTCAATGTAAAAATTGGAGTTCGCTTGTTAGGGAAAATGTAGTTTTTCAACTATATGGCTCATTTGTTCAGTGGAAGTTGGATAATGAAGATAAAATCAAAGGGGTAGAAGTAGAACCCTGGCTTTATATCACTTGTGGCTTATCTCCTGAAGCTATCAAATGTGCCACTTTGCTTGGCGTTAGGATAAGACGTTTGCCTATGGATAGGTTTCCTGCCATCAAATGTAATGTGAATCATAATACAGGGCAAAAGATTTACCATCTGCCATTTGATAGGCACTATGACCTGGTGAAGATTAATGCCAAGGGAAAAGGCTATAAGTTTGAAATTGTCGAGGCTATTAAGGAAGGTTTTAGGCGTGCGTATAATCATTAATAAATACAAATGTTGTTTTCATTCTGTATCTGCCAAGGCTAAAGGCAAAACTTTATGTGGCTGGTGCGGTAAATGATATATAGTTAAATTTCAAAAGGATTAAGATATGAAAAAGATTTTATTTGCTCTTTCAATGTTTCTTTTGAGTGTTCCGGTAATGGCACAGAAAACATTTGAGAAGTATACTGTTGGTTATGAATCAGGAAATAAAGGTATACAGGTTGATGGTGACGATGGTGTAATAGTTGTTGTCTCTAAAAAAGATGATAGGAAGATAACCAAACATCAGGAATTTTATGTTTCAATTATTAACCAGAGTCAGAATAGATTTAACTTTGATCCTTCAAAAATACAAGTTGAGGCTATTAACAAGAATAAGTCTGAGTCTTGTGAAGTGTACACTTGTGATGAATGGGTAAAGAAAGAAAAGACAAGGATTCTGTTATGGGGTCCAAATAATGTAGAGGAGCAGTCTGTAAGCACTAATGTCAAAGGAGCTGATGGTAAGACTACGACCATCGAAACTAAAGCACAGATTGTAACTAACGCTAATGATGAGGCTAGGGCACAAGCAGAGGCAAGTATCAATAGCAGATACTTCAAGCGTGTAACTATTAATGCAGGTCAAATGCGTTATGGCATGGTTGTTGCGAAGAATCCAAAGGCTCAGAACTTGATATTGAAGGTTCCTGTAAATGGAAACATTTATATCTTTGACTTATCAAAAGAATAA